AGGGGACTTGGATATTCAGGAACATTGTGGATGGCACTCTTAGGTGGCCAGAAGATGCGGATAAGGTGGTTGAGCTTATTCGGGACTTCTACAAGGTCAGGAAGTCTGGAAACTTCAGAGCAGAACGTGATCTACTGAAGTACAAACGGTTCCCAGAACTGTGGGAAGTCGTAAATAACTACTTTGGGAAAGACAATGGACCAGAACCTAGTATGGATTTACCTGGAGTGGAATACCTAGGAGCATACAAGAATCTGAAATTGTACGAAATCAATGATGCGAGATCAATGGCAGAGATAGCCAAGAGGGGTTCTGGGTGGTGCGTTAAGGATTTGTCTTATGGGAAAGAGTACCTGGAAGATGGACCATTCTTGCTCGTGACTAAGAATGGAAAGAACTATGTTCTCATCCACGAGGGTTCAGGACAGGCCAAGGACGTTTCTGATGACACAATCACTAACGAGATTGCTGGGGAGATCTTTCCACTCGTGAAATCCCACTTGAGGAACTACCGTGATGAGATAGCAATATTCCTGAACTATTACCCAGAGGAAGACCAGATAGATATAGTCGCTGAACACCCGCGCGCGTTGAAGTACATCTCCAAGCCATCCGAGAAGGTGATACGTGCGGCTCTAGAATCAGACCCATACGCCATCCGATACGTAGATAATCCATCTGAGGAACTTCAGCTGTGGATTGTGAAGCGTGCACCAGAAGCGATAGGCTCAATCAGGAACCCTACATCAAGAGTACAGCTGATTGCCGTAGAAGCAGATGGGGGTCTACTCGTGGCCATAACACATCCGACAGAAGAGGTACAGTTAGCCGCTGTGAAGGATGACCCATATGCGATCCGCTATGTCGAGAATCCACCAACTCAATTGCAATTGATAGCTGTACGTGGGAATCCATATTCCATCACTGGGATCAAAAACCCGTCCGAGGAAGCGCAATTGGAGGCTGTTAAAGCGGATCCAAGTCTGATCCGAGATATAAATAATCCCACAGAGAAAGTACAGTTGGAGGCTGTTAAAGCAGACCCACGTCTAATTCTGAATATACAGAATCCAACAGAGAAAGTACAGTTGGAGGCTGTGAGACTGGACAAGGACGTTATTAGGTATATCAGAAATCCAACGGATAGGGTCCTGGAGAAAGTCGGCATTACTGGTACAGTACGTAACTCCACGATTGAAAGAACCACTACTTATGTTACAAGAAAAAGCATGAGCAAGTGGCTCCATGGTAGTCACACAAATGGCTTGGTGGCACCCAGGAGGTTTCTAGACACACATAAACGCCCTAATTAGACACGATTGTGTCTAATAACACAGGAGACTGAAATGCGGCAGTATCAGCACAATTTATATCGTTGGTTGCATGGACTGGATAGGTTCCATTTCATAGCTGATATTCAAAAGAACTGGGTCGGAAAATACCGGTATTTTCTAGAATCCAAAAAGGGTGTACCCGAGAAGGAGTCGAAACAGATTGCAGAGAAGTTTGTCTCTGACTTCATTGACTTTCTACACAATAACGGTCTGAAAGAGTCCCCAGAGGGGACTTGGATATTCAGGAACATTGTGGATGGCACTCTTAGGTGGCCAGAAGATGCGGATAAGGTGGTTGAGCTTATTCGGGACTTCTACAAGGTCAGGAAGTCTGGAAACTTCAGAGCAGAACGGGACTTGCTAAAATATAAACGGTTCCCAGAACTATGGGAAGTTGTAAATGACTACTTTGGACGAGATATTGGACCAGAACCTAGTATGGATTTACCTGGAGTGGAATACCTAGGAGCATACAAGAATCTGAAATGGTACGAAATCAATGATGCGAGATCAATGGCAGAGATAGCCAAGAGGGGTTCTGGATGGTGCGTAAAGAATGTCTCTTATGGGAAAGATTACCTAAAACAGGGACCATTCTTGTTGGTGACGAAGAATGGAAAGAATTATGTGCTCATCCATGAAGGTTCAGGACAAGCAAAGGACGCATCCGATGACACAATCACTTATGAAATTGCAAAGGAAATATTCCCACTTGTGGAATCACACATTTACGGAATACTCACTGGAGAACTGGGGGTATTCTTGAACTTCTATCCTGAGGAATACCAAATAGATAAAGTATCCAAATACCCGGATGCGATAAAATACATAATTAATCCATCCGAGTCTGTACAGATAGCTGCGGTATCTTCTGACGCAGATGCAATCAGATACATCTATTCACCATCTTATGACGTACAGATTCTGGCCGTGAAGAAAAATCCGTACACCATTGCGTATGCCCCGGACATACCTGAAGAGATGCAACTAGAAGCTGTACGGAAGGATGGTAAACTTATTAGAGACATAGATCACCCGTCTGATAGCGTGATACGTGAGGCACTGAAATCGGACCCATACGCCATCAACTACATAGACAATCCATCTGAGGAATTCCAGATGTTGGCTGTGAGAGAGGACCCAAAGTCAATACGATTCATTAAGAATCCTACGGAAAGAGTACAGATGGTTGCGGTAGAAGAGAAGGGGGATGTAATTGAGTGGATAAAAGATCCGACAGAGAGAGTAAAGTTAGCAGCTGTAAAGAATAATCCATATGCAATTCGTTACATCGAAACCCCTTCCATCGAAGTCCAATTGACAGCAGTACGGAAGAGTCCTGGCTCCATCTCACAGATCAAGAACGCAGCAGAGGAAGTGCAGATAGAGGCCGTTAGGAAGAAAGGCACTATCATTGAATATATCGTTGATCCGTCAGAGACGGTGAAGATGGAAGCCGTTACGAACGACCCGAACGCAATATCGCTCATCAAAAACCCATCTGTGGAATTAGTATACGCAGCAGTCAGAGCCAATGGTAACTCAATACAACACATCAATAACCCACCAGAAGAGTTACAATTAGAAGCCGTGCGGAATACACCGATGAGTATACAGTATATTGACCATCCGTCAGAAAGAGTCCAACTTGAGGCTGTGAGGTTGAACCCAGCAGCGTACCTCTGGATAGACAAACCGACAAAACGTGTCACAGAGGAATATTTGAAACACCCAGTATCAGAAGGGTCCATATCCACAATTCTGGCGCTAGACCCAAAGATAATAAGTAGGGTGCCTAACCCTTCTGAAAAACTACAGAAACAGGTCATAGCGCTAAGTCCCTATTACATATTTTACATAAACAATCCGACTGAATCGGTTCAGGTAGAAGCTGTACGAAAGAATCCAAGAGTTATCGACTTTATAGAGGATCCAGTTGAATCTGCACAGTTGGAGGTCGTTAGAACAGACCCAACACGGATCCGGTATATAAAGCAGCCAACAGAGAGAGTGCAATTGGAAGCTGTGAGACGGGATAGGCGTTCCATTCAATTCATTCACAATCCGACGGATAGAGTTCTAGAGGAAGCAAAAAGGGAAGATACGGATGATGGATCAGATGATATTGACCGAGTACACAGCTCCAAGACGGCACGAGCTAATCCACATACTATGAGACAAAATCTGGTCTGGTGGCTTTATGGTAATCACACAAACGGACAGACACTATCCAGGAGGTTTCTGGATACCAATAGACGATATAATTAGACACGATTGTGTCTGATACCATAGGGGGCTAGAATGCACCGGCATCACCACAATATGCTCCACTGGTTATATGGTTTGGATGGGCTCCATTTTACAGCTGATATTCAGAGAGATTGGGTTGGCAAATATCGGCACTTCTTGGAAGCAGAAAAGGGCGTATCCAGAGAGAAGTCTGGTCCAATTGCAGAGAAGTTTGTCTCTGACTTCATTGACTTTCTACACAATAACGGTCTGAAAGAGTCCCCAGAGGGGACTTGGATATTCAGGAACATTGTGGATGGCACTCTTAGGTGGCCAGAAGATGCGGATAAGGTGGTTGAGCTTATTCGGGACTTCTACAAGGTCAGGAAGTCTGGAAACTTCAGAGCAGAACGTGATCTACTGAAGTACAAACGGTTCCCAGAACTGTGGGAAGTTGTGAACGACTACTTCGGACGAGATAATGGCCCAGAACCTGATATGAATCTACCTGGGGTAAACTATCTGGGAGCGTATAAGAATCTGAAATTGTACATGGTCAGAAATGCAGACTCCATGGCAAAGATAGCCAATAGGGGTTCTGGGTGGTGCGTAAAGAATGTGAGATACGGGATGATGTACCTGAAAGATGGGCCTTTCCTACTCATAACCAAGAATGGAAAGAACTATGTTCTCATCCACGAGGGTTCAGGACAAGCAAAGGACGTTTCTGATGACACAATAAATCACGAGATTGCTGGGGAGATCTTTCCACTCGTGAAGTCACATATTTCTGGTGAATTCAGCGAAAAAACAGGTGAACTGGCAGTATTCTTGAACTTCTACCCGGAGGAATATCAGATAGATAAGGTATCCGAATACCCGGAGGCGATACAATACCTATCTAACCCATCAGATCCAGTACAAATGGCTGCTGTGTCTACTGAACCACATGTAATCCTATATATTCCCTCACCGTCTTATGACGTACAGATTCTTGCCGTGGAGAAGGATCCGAATACACTTGCGTATGGTTCGAAAATATTTGAAGAGATTCAAATAGAAGCTGTACGGAAGGATGGGTCACTCATCAATTACATATCTCATCCATCTGAGAAAGTGATACGGGAGGCGCTGAAATCATACCCATACGCCATCAGATACATGCGCAACGCACCTGAGGAACTTCAGCTACTGGCAGTTGGACATAATCCAAAGTCAATACAATTCATTACGCATCCAACAGAGAGAGTACAGTTGGCTGCTGTGAGAGAGGACGGGGACGAGATCCAATTGATAGATAATCCGACAGAGAGGGTACAATTAGAAGCTGTAAAGAATAACCCGTATGCAATTCGTTACATCAAGAATCCATCCCTGGAAGTGCAATTGGCCGCTGTACGGATAGCACCTTACTGCATTTGCCACATCAAGAATCCAACAGAGAAAGTGCAGTTGGAGGCTGTAGGACGGGACAAATACGCTATTCGGTATATCAAAAACCCAGTAGAAGCGGCACAGTTGGATGCTGTTAGCACGGACCCTGAGCTAATCCGGTACATAGAGAATCCAACAGAGAGAGTTCAGTTGGAAGCTGTGAGACGGGATAGGACCGTTATTCGATATATCAAGAACCCCTCTGAGACCGTTATTCGATATATCAAGAACCCCTCTGAGGCAGCACAGTTGGAGGATATGAGACGGGATAGGCATGCCATGCAATTCATTCACAATCCGACGAATAGAGTCCTAGAGGAATCCCTCGGTACTAACACAGCAATGGACTCTAATAAGATACAGTCAAACACATATGCTACGAGAAAAAGTATGATCAGATGGATTTATGGTAATCACACAAATGGACGGGGAATACTCAGGGGATTCCCAGACATACGTGGACACCTTAATTAGAGACTATGTACCTTACGTGATACACAACGCAACACACAATAACCAGCTAAGAGGTCCAACGATACCTGGATTGTACAGGTTGGAGACTGGTTGTGTTATATCGGTTTGATGGGTAGAGAGATACCTAATCCTGATATGGAGGAAACGGTGGAAGAAAGCACCAACAATAATATGTTCGAGGTCGTGAAGGCTGTAATTAGAGGATCTAATGATGATGCCTGGAATACGCAAGCGGTCACAGAGAGGATGAAGAATAAGAGATTTGGGAGTTTTGAGGAAGCATTCCGATACGCGAAAAGAAGCCTTCCGGGAGAAAAAGGGACGATAACTATCTGGTTTGAGTCTCAGACAATACACGGGTTCATCACTCAGGAGTTGGCGCAACTGCCTACGGACGCACCAAATACTGATTCAGAAGAGGGCAAGGAATGTATGAAATGAGGTCGGTATGCCCTCGTAGCTCAGGTGGATAGAGCATCTGCCTTCTAAGCAGATGGCCGCAGGTTCGAGTCCTGCCGGGGGCACCAGAAGCACTCGTAGCTCAACGGTAGAGCGTCCGACTTATAATCGGATGATGGAGGTTCGACCCCTCCCGGGTGCACCATGCCGAAGTGGCGGAACTGGCAGACGCAGCGGACTCAAAATCCGCCGTCCGAAAGGACTTGGGGGTTCGAGCCCCCCCTTCGGCACCATCTAACTAATGCACATCGTGCACCAGAAATCGGAGAATGCGAGAGGCTAGCTCTCGGTAATCAACCCGAGCGTCACCAGGCAAGTAGAAGACGTCCTTGACAAACTCAGCAAGGCGATGAGCAAGTTTAGGGATTGTCCGGGAGAAATCCCAGTCAGTTTCTTCAAGAGTGGCTGACACCATATCAGCCACCATATCGTACAGTTCCATGTCGGAAAGGATTGCATCGAGGACCAGTTTTGTTGCAGCACGAGTCCCCGGCAATTCCGGGTCCTGGAACCCCTGGCTATAGAGATACCCAGCCTTCCGTGTGGATGATTTCTTCTTAGTGTAGTGTTCCTTGATAATTGTGGACTTGGCGTATTCTGCCGGTCGTATCTCTACCTCGTAGGCTTGGCCATCCGGCGTCCTAACGAGAGCCACCCCGCCGTCTACACTCGACCTGAATGAAACTACCCTCCCCACAGAGGAAACCATATCCCTGAGAACCTGGAGAGGCGACGCTGGGCGATGTGCCTTGACTCGTACCATTTTATCCTCCTTAGTCCGAATGCCTCTGTATTGCCCTATAAACGCGGCAGACTCTACCTCCAACATTGTCTGTTCCGCAATCATCTTATCCCCGTACAAGAGTATCCCCCAGGTGTCTCCAGTCACTGGGTCTACATCAACTGACACAACTGACACTATATGTGGGTCGCCTGAATACCCTATCTTTCCAGATACCACCCTAAGACTCTTGTAGTCTCCTAAATAGACTCTAATCTTTCTCAATATTGAGTCTAAGGCATCCCGGTATTCTCTCTCCAGTTCTCGTGACTCTGGGTTCTCCCGAAATTTATACTCAGCCCTAAGAAGCCGCAAAGCCCCTTCATACACATCGTGGAGTTCCGTATCACTGAGACCATCGTATTCTATGTAATCAGATACCCAGTTATCTACAATGGCGCGTTCATCACCAAGAATTGTACCTGGGAACCCTGCATGTTCTAGTGGCGAAACGAAATCATCTTCATCCAGTACCACGGAATCTGTTGCGTATGTGTTGAGTTCCCCAATGACAAGCATGGGGGAGCCGCCGTGTGCATCGGTTGCCTGCAACGCAGCGTGATAAGCAACTGAAATGTTGGATGTAATGTAGACACCTGAGTAGGGTCGAAGTGACGGGTATATAGCGTAGTCTGGATGCCAGGTCCAGATAGAGTTTTCTAGGACGTGTACGAGCCCCCTGGAACGAATGCGTGGCCAGAACTTGGTAGTTGTCCCATGATACCAGCGCACACGAACCTCCACACATCCAAAATACTACACGATGGGAGTAGCAAATAGGAAAGTAACGTACTTTGCCATTGTGTTAGTTGTGCCTGGAGGTGATGAAGTGGATAGACTAGAGATACCGTCCCGAATACTCCCGATGTGGCGAAGAAATGCCAGGACGAGCAGGCAATATCTTGGGGTGAAGCAGAAACACATTGTCGTCGCCACTCTCAGGATAGGGAAAAGTCTGTTCACCAGAGTGAACAGTGCGAAGAAAACGTGCCCAGTACAGAAAGAATACAGTAATGGAGAGAAGAGTCACCTACACGCAGAGATCCGTGTACTCTCCAGATTCGTTGGAGAGGATTTGAGAGGGCCGATGTTGGTGACACGCTGGTCCAGGGAAAAGTCGGGATTCACAATGGCAAAACCGTGTAAGTACTGCACAAAATTCATCCGAGAGAACTTCCCCCACCTAGAGGTAATCTATACCGATAGGTACGGTAATCTGGTATGGCTCTAAGGCTTCAGTCCCTGGTCGTCCCTGATAGTTTCTTCCTTGGATTGGAGAGGGGTCATGCGGAGGATACGTCGGAGCTTGGCGATCTCCTCTGTGCTTTTCTGTATTTCCCTTGCCGCAGATTCCAGTCTTTCTACCAGGATTTCATGCTCTGGGACGGCAACGGTTTGAGACCCTGACATTGCACACTCCTACATCCTCTTTCCAACAGCACTCAGTGCAATATTTACAAACTCTTCTTTTAGTAGAGTTGGCCAACTGTAGATAGTCCCGTCTATTCTACTCTTATAGTAGATACATACCCGAGCTTTTCTCCCCCAGAGTACCTCGGATCTGATATACCCATACCGGAATACGTCGTACCAAACTGTAGGTTCGAACATTACTATAGGGTAATCGTCTGGGAGATTCTTTACGTTGATGACATCAGAGTAGGACAAACCACGTATGACAGATGATATGGAGTTACGTACTTCATCCCATATCCTATCTATCAATTCCAGGTCCACTCGAACCCTGATTTCAGGATAATCCGGGTGATACTCCGGGATAGTTGGAGAGTCGAAGCCATTCGGATATACTCTGATTCCGTGTGGGGTGAGGACACACCGATGTGGGTCCACTCCCGGACCAAAGTGCTTCTCCGGACTCCAATTCGGTGGCAATCTATAGAATTTGTTTGTTCTTTGTCTTGACGTTAAGAAGTGGAGAGATGCAGTACCGAGAATAGCGAGGAAAAGTGCAGAGAGCAAAGATACAACCATAAAATTGATGGTGTTATCGTACACGACTTGGCTCACGATTTCCGCGTATCCACTGTCGCTCAGTGTGAGTGGAAGCTTTCCTACTTGCCGTATTTATTCTCTCCAGCACAGGACCCCATACCTTCTTCTTCTCATCAGGCACACCTTTGTCCTCATACCGTTCCAGGATTCTCCTCTTCAATAGTCCCGAATAGTACTTGTCGGGCCCAATCTCACGTTCTTCTTTTCCAATCCCTCTTGGGGTTGTTGCCCGCACTCCAGTCCAAAGAATCTCTTGCGCTTCGGTTGGATGGAGAAGGCCTTCTGAGATCTTCTGAACTATCTCGCTGTTCTCCAAGATGTCTTTCCCAGTCACATCAACAGGATTCGTATTCAGATACCTTGCAAACTTTCTTACGACGTATTCGAGAACTGTGTATTGTGCGGCACTCAGTGTCTCTATTCTTCTCCCATTGAACACAAGCGGACTGAGCAACCGTGCCAGCCATGTGTCTATTACAACTGCATTCGGGTCGCCCAGAAGAGCTCGCGCAAAGTTCTTCGTCTTTGGCCCATTAAGCGCACCAAGGCCATCTCTAAATATCCTCTTAACTGCTGTTTCAACGGATGGGAGCCTATCCACGTATTCATCCCCAAGAAGATAGGACTCATAGGCTCTAATGAACTTATCAATATTCTCTGACATAGAGACCCTTGGGCTTGTTGCTGCAAGAAGTGCAACAACAATTTCCCTCTCCTTGTCGTCTGGGAAATACTGTCTTAGCTTTTCTGCAGTTCTACGGTACCATCCGTATCCTGGTGTACCCCTGGAAAAGACATCGAGTATTGTATCAAACAAGTCTCGAACAGACCCATTATTTATCATCCTAGTGAATTTTCTCAACTTCTTGTCCCGGAGTAATTGATGTATAGATGTGTAGACCTGCCTGAGAATGGTATCCACTGAACCTTCAAATTCTGGAGCTATATCCCGGATGATGTCTAACGCTTTATCACGGACGCTGTCCCGCCATTCCTGGAACCCATTGAACTCACGTGTAGACTGAATATAGTCATCAAGTAATTCAGCCTTCAGCGTACCAATCAGATCTACTGGGTATTGTCTTGCCCGCAGTAGAATGGAACGTCTAGTAGGGGCCTCGCCGACGAACCTCCGCTTTCCCTCATTCGGTCTTGTGTGGGAGTCTCGGCAAAAGCCCCTATTCTGGGTCCGTGAACGGATGTAATCTTCCGTCACGGAGATAATGTCGTCGTAATCGTAAATGCTAATAGGACCATTATGGTCAAGAAGGGATGCCGCAAGGACGTGGAGAGCGACATCACCTGTACTCCCCTCCACTCTCGATAACGTCTCCCTGGCGTACTCCAGCACTCTAATGAGCGCCGGTGCGTCTATTGTACATGCAATAGATGCTACCGCCCTGTGGCGGCTATCCGAACTCTTGCGCTGAAGTTTAATGGCCATTGAATGCCTCCAACAGAGAATGAGTTTACCTATACCAGGATGCGAAGAGTAAAGAAATACCAACGAGAAATCCGTATCTCATAATGACCCTTGGATCTTATTGTGTGGTACAGGAGAAAGAATCAGGAGAACCGCTATCAAGGTTCTCCATATTACTAGCAGGGATTGATATGTGGAACAGCGCTCACTATATTATGCGCAAGGATTGATATCGCGGACGTCTCCAGACGGTACGTATTGCGTATCCTTTTGGGCGCCCAAAAGGATCGAGTGGGAGACCCGTCACTCCATCTGCTCCCAGTTAAAATTGGCCCTTTTATGGAGGTTTCAGGAATATATGGACTGGAATAATAGCCTCTAGGACCGGCTTGAGGATAACCTCCTGCTTCTGCAGCTCCCTGCCACGTTGGTTCTTTCCTCCCAGGTCATGCCCATCTCCTTGAACACCATGCGAAACACTCCTTTGTGTCCAAAGAAAGTGAGGGCAGTTCACAACCCCGTATCCCGTTACAAACGAGCTCATATAAGCGCTTGTATGATATGAGCGCGCATGTATTTTATGCGCAGCGCACATAAAATGCGCCTTTCCCTAATTTTTACACGCCCATTAATGTTGCTTGTTTCGGCTCTGCATACTTTGCCAGACCTTCTGCACGTACAAGATGATCAGGCAATGAAAGCCGTTCCAATGCCCGAGGTTCAACCTTTATCGCTCCGCTGCCGTAGGACTTGCCAACCTTCCGCAAGTTGGCAATGGTTTCAGGGTGTGAGAGCACTTTCCAAAGGTGCTCAATGAAATCTGCATTCGCAAACTTTGGATAAACGCATAGGAGGCATGTAAGAGGCACCACGCCTGCATAATTTCTAATGAAGCGTAAGTTTCTTCGCCCAAGGTACGCAAACATAATCGGGGGAATCTTTCGAGTCTCCATTCGATACCACGGTTTGCGTTTCTGAATGAGCGATTTCTTGTCAATGCCTCGGTTCTCTCCTTCTATCAAATACGCCTGAACCGTAGGTGGGAGGTCATCGAAAGACAATCCGTTTACGCATAGTAGGCGAGTCGGTCTGGAAGAAGCTTCGAGCCGTTCGATATCTTCATTCGTGAATTGTTCTCCCTGAATATCTCGCGTTCGGCCCACTGCCTTGACGAGAAATGAATCTGGTATGCCCAATTCCTTTGCCCGTCTTAACGTCATGAAGAAAAACTCATTATCTCCGGTCACGATGCCGCGCATGACCGATGCAAAGTCGCCAAGGGTGTAGCGGTCTGGTCTGGCTTGCGAAGGCGGACGAGAGAGTCCAGTCGCTAGGGCTTCTTCGACAGTCCTACGGTGGACTTCTATCGTCTCATATTTTGACTGCCTAATGCCTGAAAGCAGAGACACCAGTTCTTCTGAGTTCTCCCGCAAACACTTCACCCAATAGAAGTCCTTCTCTGGGTATTCGTTCCTGATGCAGAGTACCAATACGTTGGTGTCTATACCAGGAAAGGGCGTTGCATCGGGGCAGAATGTAATTACGACATCTATCCGGTACTGGGAGGCAATCCACTGCCACAGTTTCTGCGCAAAGACGCCCTCACAGATATCGGAAGACACAATATAACAGAGTCGTCCTCCTGGTGACAGTGTTTGGAGCGCACGGATGAGGAAATAGACATGCAGCCCTGCGCGTCCATCGATATTTTTCCCGGTAGCCTTTCGAGCAAAGTCGCGCAGGGATGCCTTCTGCGACGTTGAAAGACGGTGATGTCGGATGTATGGGGGATTCGCAACGATTGCCGGGAACTTCTCGGATGGAGGGTCAAGAACGAAGTCCCGTATCTCCACATTGTGCAGGTCGGAGTCGGTCAGACCTGATTGGTGAGCTTGCGCAAAGATGGTCGGATCAATATCACGCCCGAAAAGGGTCAAATCAAACTCATGCAATTTGGAATAGCGTTTTGCGGCGCGAAAAAACACGCCTTCACCCAGGGCAGGGTCGAGCATTTTTTTCGGGTGTTCACGTAAAGCATAGGCGACCATGAACTCCGCCACCCAGTCTGGTGTCCAGAACTGCCCTTTATTTCGGAGCGTTTCTCGCTCGCAACCTGACGCCGATAGCGCTTGATATCGTGCTCGCTTCATAGGGCCTGCTTGATAGAATCCAGAATGGTCAAAACCTGCTCCGCCAAAGGCATCGAAGCGGCGTCAGTGGAAACGCCGGTTTGCTGCCCCAGCAGAATTTCCATGTAGTCGTATCCCATACTTCGTTCTGGAAAGACGAACAGATCCGCGGCGAGTGCGTCACTCATCGAGCATCCCTCTCAGCAGCAGGCTCTCGAAGAGGCTGTCCTCCGTTGCGGTCGTGAGTGCAGCAGCAATCTCGTGATCCTTGAACAGATGGCCTGTGATGGGGAAGGGCTCAACGACTGTCGCCTGCCCGTCGCGCCGCACGTTGAACAGTCCGACGCCGTCTGGCCGCGAGCACGCACCTTTCAGCACGGCATCGCAGAACAGGGGCGAGTGCGTGGTGACGATGACCTGGCGCCCTTGCTCCAAAGCCAGGGAGAGCAGGAGTTGCGCGATTAACTCGATCCGGCGGGGATGGATACCGTTCTCTGGTTCTTCGAATGCGAGCAATGATCCGCCCCACGGGTTCACTACGATTGCACACAATGCCAAGACGCGCAGCGTCCCATCCGACACGATACGAGATGAGTATTCAACGCCAGACTGCCGGACGAGAATGTCGAGCGTGCCACGCCGCTCGTCAAGGTCCACGGTGAGATCTTCGACGCTGGGCACGAGCGACTGGAGCGTCCGCACAATCGCCTGGAAATGTTTCGGGTACTCGGCACGAAGCCGATATAGGAACGGCGCGATATCACCTCCACGCACACCGATGTCATCCACGCCAGATGGCGGTCTCGCCTCACGCATGGTGATGTGTGGGTCGAGGTAATAGGTATGCCACCCCGACAACTCCAGCCGTGTATATTCAATAGACCGGTACATAGGCATTCCAAGCCGTTGGTCTGATAGGATCGCATGGTTCTGCCGGAGAGGTTCATTCCGAGGCTTTCCTGCCTCTCTCTTCCGCCGAACTCGCAGGTTACCCTCGACTTGTTCGATAGCGGCAAGACCATTCGGGTTTCCATCTCGTCCTAAGTCGGTAAGGTATTCATCAGCCACGGAGAGCACACCGGAGGCCGGGGCGATCTCAACGGCGATACGATAGCGATAGGCATCTTTCTTCTGCGTGAGGTCTGCTTCTAGGGAGAACTTCGCGGCCGACGACGAGAGCAACTCACCCTGCCCGGAGGATGGAAAGGAGAACGCCTCGACAGGGTAACCCCGGATTGGCTCACGGAGGGCGTCCCTAAGCGTGCGCTGGGTGCCGATGCGGGAGAGTGCCTGTATCGCATCGAGAAGGTTGCTCTTTCCGGCAGCGTTTGGACCGAAGAGCACCGCCATTCTCGGAAACTTCACCTCCACATCCTTCAAGGACTTGAAGCCGCATACTGTGAGACTCTTGAGCATGACCGTCTCCTACCTTGGCACCGCCAGGAGCATCGGATCGAGAAGTCGCTTCTCCTCGCTGTCCTTGTCAATCGTCTCCGACCAGAGCGAGTTGCGAGACTTGTTCAGGTTTAGTTTTCTGGAACACTGATTCTACCATCGAGAGTCCACTATCGAGTAGGCGGCGAGTATCCTGGTAGGAGGACGCCAGTTTCGCATCGGTACCCGCAACTCCTGGAACAAGCAGCAGAACTTCGTCGAGCCCTATACCCTCGTCCAGGAGCAGACTGGGAGAATGCGTGCTGAGGAAGATCTGGCGACCAGTTCGGCGTTGCAAGCGCTCCAGCATTTGTGGCAGAACGCACACGACCTCGGGGTGCAGGGAGAGCTCAGGCTCTTCTAGCAAGAGAAGTCCCTCCCCTTCTATGACGGCCCAGAGAAGCCCAATCAGCCGTAGCGTACCATCGGAGAACTGCTCCTCAGTTTGCCGTGCGTCTTGCTGGCACCAGTGCTTGTACTTACCCCACAAGTGCGGGGTTCCACATACATCACGACATAGCCCGATTTCTTGCATCTGGGGCACGGCGACCTGGAGAGCCACTTGGATACGCCTCAATCTCGCCTTGAGCGTTTTCTCAGGGGTCTTGGCGATCTGCTCTAGAAAGTCACCACCAAACGGGTCATTGGCCCGACCGACTGAGCGAGCGGGATCCCGCACGAGCTGGGGCACAATGTGCAGATATCGGGTTGAGGCAAAGAAGGTTACGATGTCGCGGAAGTCGCGATTGACATTTACCTGTTCGAGAAACGTTTGTGTCAAGCGGGCAGGATCAGCATTGTCATGCTCATCAGGCCGGCAGAAAAGCACCTCGCCCTGCCGCAAGACACGCTCTTTCTTCAGCAGCGGACGGCACTGCGGGTCCTGATTAAATGCCACCTCATAGACCCATATCCTTCCATCGTTCGCTTCCTGAAGTTCGACAAGAAGCTCGATGTCTGGATGACGTCTAGCGGAGAGACAGCGAATGGCACGCACGCCGCCGCGACGAGTCACAGCCTCTTGGAAACCGCCTCCAGAAGAGGAGAGATCGCGCAAGAAACGAAACGCATCCAAGAAGTTCGACTTTCCCGAGGCGTTCGGCCCAACGATGAACATTCGGTCTGGAATCTCGACCTCCACGTTCTGAAAATTTTTCCAGTTTCTGAGTACGAGTTTACGAAATCTCATTCAGAATCTCCATACAGCAGCGGTTCCTCCAGAACCTGAATCGGCTGCGCCCGAACATCCACCAGTAGAGCACTCGTACTCCATGACCACCCGCATTGACGTGGCCTCAGTCTCCTGATTGGGCTTAGGCTGCTGGACCTCGGGCGTTTCTCGCCCTAGATGGATACTACTTGGAGCTAAGACACTTACGATGATAACTGTTAGCGATGAGGGGCCCAGCGTCTACACCACGTCCGCATATTCTACATCTTCCTGGCATAGCATGAGACACGCTGGAACTACCACACATTGAACAGTATCCGTGAATATCTAGCCACACGAACTGCCTACAGTCTTCGCACCAATACTGCACTCTAGTATTGAGCTTGGGTGGGATATAGGTGGAAGAATCCGGTCTTTGCATACCAGCCTCCACCTATGACTAACACACCACGCTACTCGCCCCTTATCCAGGCCACGAGTCCAATACTCCCCTTCTTATTCTTGAAGAAGTGGACTTGTCGCAGCCTCTCTTTTGCCGCCTTCAGGCTGTCGTAAGTTCCCAGATTTCTCCCCTCTTCCGAATACACCCGCCACTTATTTTTCCCTGGGAGTTTCCGAATATATGAACTGAATCTCCTGGATGCCCGGATTCCCTTCTCGTAGTATCCAGAACTCGGAGTATTCTGCTGAGCTGACCCCGAATCGTGTTGATACATTCTCGGGGAACCAGACTGAGCTGGAGCTCCGCGCTCCGTAATCCAAGAGTCCTCCTCAGGTACCTCAAACCACCGCCTTCGTCTCAACCGTCCCATCACACGACCTCCAGAGGCATCACATCGAAACCAAATAGCGCCATAGACGCAGCCGATTTCTCACTCCATGGCATATCTTCCCTAGTCACAGCCCCATCGTGGAATACATATTTCACACAATCGTACACCCAGGAATCTTCATCCGTGTATGCGATGAGGGCGTATACAGGGATCCCAATAGTGCTAGAGTGCACTAGATTGAGAGATTGTATATGTAAATAACCGTCATGCCCACGTTCTACGGTGGCCCTAGAGACAAGTAATCTATCAACAGAATAGTTATGGATTGGGGCATCTCCAGGGATTACACCCGATATATATTCTGGGTACACTGGATCGTCAACAAATTCTCCGTTACGGAAATAGATGTAGACCCCAGGGACTAGCATCTCTGGAGTGTCATTCAGGCACACCCGAATAAATTCCCCAATGGTGCAGAGGAGCTTCTCATGATGCTGTGGGTCCCTAAGGTTCGTCGTAGACCGCATCAGATACAGCCTCAACCAGATTCACAAGGTCTTTGCGGCGTACCAGATCCTTCCGTAGGAGAAGTCTTACCGTACTCGGGCTAACCTGTTCTACTACACAATCAACACTTACGTTGATCTCTGCAAGTCTCTCTGGATTAATATGCGCGTGTCTGAACTCCCGAAGTACGACGTATCTGCGCGGGTCAAAAACAATGCTGGAGACACGGATTCTACGTTTCCGGTTTCGTAATACCGATACACTACGTTTAGGTCTAGAACGCTCTACTCTATGCTTGTCTCTTTCTTTTTCTATCTGCTTCTTCTTCACATATAGAGACCGCACGCCTATATCTCCTCGACTTCTTCTTCCATTCCAGGCACTTCTAGAACCAAATCGCGGTAATCTTTCCACACTTTGTACAAATGCTTACACAAGTAACAACTTCTTCCAGGGTTCCTTACTACCGGAGGAGCCCCATTCGAATGTAACACGACACTGGCCCCACGAGAGGCCATCGCAACCTCAAGATTGTACATAAAGTAAGGGCAACTACAGTTACATATCACATTCCTACCGTCTTTCTTCAAGCCCACCCACACGAGATAGTTGTCCTCTCCGGACGCAACAAAAACATGCACCGGACCTACCTTGGAGACGTCTGTCATACCTTCGTAGGTCACACTCACAGATGCCGCCCTGGCACGGATAGGAGATGGGGTAGCCCTAGCCAGCTCATCGAACGTCATCCGGATGAGCCCTCCTCAGATGTTCATTCTACTTTTGTTTCTTATTCGGGAGTAAAACCCTCCCGGCTAGAAGTTCGGATATAGCCCAGAGAATGAGGTCGTTTCTGCTAATGTGTAGGTCAACAGCTTTCTTTTTCAATTCTTCATGCATTTTCGTGGGGACTCGGACTTCCACAGGGACAAAAATTCTAGCCGCAGACTCTGCTGAAAATGCAGCTTCTGTCGCGGCAGTTAGAAGAGCCCGCGCGGTCTTTTGAACATCCTGAACCTGGAAGCCAGAGAGGAAACTGGTCAAATAGTCCAGTACGACAGAATCCGGTCTCCCTTTCGTAAGCATCTTCTCGCATACGTGAATCAGGCGGTGACATCTGGTACAGATTCTGCGTATATTCTGTGCGTGGTCTTGCCCCCCCTTCGACCTTTTGGTTAAATGGTGTACATCAGAAGTGTTCTCGTCAACCAGTTCCCCACAGAAGTAGCACTTCAATTTTTCAGCCCCTTCGTAAAGCCACTGATGTCTTTCAAAAATGTCTTGAACTTAACCTTCCACGACGACTGAACACCGATAGCGAACTCTCGGAGGTAGGACCGTAATTTATCGTGACGGTCCCCTGGTACAATAGACGATAGTTGATTCTGAACCTGCACGATCTTCGGGAGGAGATCCTCATAGAGGTCTCGGAGTAACGATTCCAGCTCGATGACTACATAGGAAGTGAACCCATCCTCATACGTCAGTACTTTCGACATTTCTGTAGCCTGTTGCCTGGCTCGATCCAATAGACGCAGAGTACGCTGTTCTTCTTCTATGATACCTGATGGGATTACCAGATTCGGGAGTTTCGGAGGTGACCCGCTATAGTTCGTGTCCCCGGCTTCCTGATGCTCCCGTACATCTTCCAGATACTGTGCATACTGTAACCGATATCTGGCCATCTCGTTGCGGAAACGTTCGTGGAAAACAGCTTCATGTCCGTACAAGTCTTCCAGTCTGGCCAGTTTCTCCTGTGCGATACCGAGCAGATGATTGAACACACCAGACATATTCTTGTATAGCTCACACCTGGACTGGAGAGACTCCTGTACGAGAGACATCCGAACAATTTGTGGGTCTGCTGAGTAACGGCCACTCGGAGTGAGCTTACAGTGGTCCCTGAAATGTGTCTTCAGGGTATCCTTACTCGGAGGGGTGGAATCCTGGTCTACAACACCTTCTGTGCGCCATTCTTCCCAATGGCTCGAAACGTCTCCGTGTACCTCATCAATCGTATATCCCAGTACGATTCTGAGATGCTCGATATACTCCCGAACCTCGCTCTTATAGTTGCAGATGAGACATGAACTGGATGAGACAGAGGTACTGAGAGTGGTCTTTACCTTGATGACTCTGCTGGCCATATTCACCTACTTACACACAAAAAGACACGTACTCATACACCCTGTGGGGGTTTCTGACTCAGGGCAGATAAGAACTTGTATACAAGAGTACCCCTGTCCCCACGGCTCTGTAGTGCCCGAACTGCCGCCAGAATTGTGGACCTTGTCACTGGTGGATCCATCATTCCAGAGGTATCGCTTGGGAGAAAGGACAGAGCCATCCTTCGAGAGATCCTGTTCTCAATACTGGAATCTCTCTCTAATAGGTAATCCATGGCTTTTACCATGGCAGACCTAGACATAAGTTTGTCGGATTCCGAGCGTGGAACGACTTTAGCACGTGCGTCCACAACCGGTACAGGTTTCTTCAGAGTCACTTTTGCTTTGTGTCGGCCAGCAAATCTGCTGTGGACACGTGCGTACAGAGTATCCGCATCGAACATTTACACCCCCAAAGACGCTACCCTGAGAACATGGACCCAGAATATGTGTCTGGGGTCTCAGGGAAGAAGAGCGCCGAAAGTCTTAGCCAATTCCTTTCCGTACTCCGCACCATACGCCTGAATATAGTACTGCTCAGCATAATCCATGAGAGAAGTTTTCTCTGGGTTCCTGGCAGCAAGGCGTACAGAGATCTTGGTTGTAGGTTTAATGTCCTGGACAACGTTGGCGGAGAATACGAATCTCTTCGCATTCCCATCCTCACCCTGGAACTCAACGATGACGCCTCCGTCCTTGGACATACCGATCCTTTTTCCGGTTCCATACCCGGGGACATTGACGGCACCACGCTCCGCGGCTATAACTTTCTTCTCGATCTTCGCAGATCTGAGTTCCGGCTCGTAGCCGAGGTCATCCCTACGGACCAGCGTGAATGTACCATCTCCAGATGGTTCCACAGCCCACACCTCCGTCGCCCCACCATCGGCAGCACGGAGAGCGAGCCCGCAACCACAGAGGAGATATCCAGCAGCCGTAATGTCTTGCACGGACCCGAAGACTTCCGTCTTAGCCTGTTTCACCCGCATCGCAACTCGTTCAATCACATCCGACATGTTGGTCTCCTTTCCTATAGGCAGAACCCGATATCCGCCAAGCACATTCTACCATACGTAAACTTTCCGCCACAAAAGCATTATACTCACGTGCACTCACCGACGCTTTTTTAGTCTTCTTCTTTGTAACATACTCTTCCGCCTTCCTTACAAGGGCTTGGAGCGCAGTACTAAAAACATATAGCTCCGGATCGAACTCCACGACTGCAAGAACCCGGGAATTCTCAAGCGCCTTTCTGAGTAAGCCGAGTATCTTTTCCACGCCTACTCCGGGATAAGAATGGCCACGGTGCTTGTGAGGTAGTCTCGTACCCCAGCCTGTTTTCTAACACTAAGAACCTTCTTCTTTTCCTTAATCTCCAGTACTGACTGTTGCGGCGTCATCTTGAGATACCTACGGACCCAAGTGTACATGGTCACCTTTGAGACGCCAAGAACTGCACTTCTCTCATTCCACGTATTGTAGGCAGAAATAACATCCCGAAGGACGGCATCAATACTCTTGCCGTACCCCTTTTCCACCCTAGAAACCTCGTATGACCGATTAGCTGACACTCGTACCTCCAGGATGACAAATATGAGGCCGATAGAATACAAATAGTAAAGTGCAATAACCGATTAAATCTTTATCCTCTCTTTCAGCCCACGCAGTTCCGACTCAAACCCTAGAGATGAATTCCATAATGCCCTGGGTCCCACACATTGGACACAGTATGACTCCAAATACCTGACGTAGTCTTCCGTATCTGAACCAGGGATCTTAATGTAATCCTCAATTCTGACGCTGTCTGAAGTAGAACCGTAAGGGAGAATATGGTACTTCAGGAACCCTCTAGTATATGACACAATCGGCACGTTCGGATCGGAGTGCCCAAGCGGGCCTACTACAATCTCTGGGGGCAATACAGAGACAGATTCTTCTATGTTTAGACCAAGAGGGAGCCCTACGAATGTAACGCGGTCGTCAAGGATTTGACTCAGACTCCTCAAAGAGGATACCCAGACAAGAGACCCGTACTCAACAAGGACCCCTGATTCTGTCCGTACAAACCTGTTCAAGAGAGATAAGCCTTCAATCTTAGACACACATCCTCGCGACTTCAATATACTCGCTTCACCAACCCAGGAGAGTTTGAGATCAACAAATCCATCATCAATACACCGTAACAAAGAATAGAAGAACCAGACGTCTCCACCGAGTCTTTCGCGGAACATTCTGGAGTATTGTGTGTATCTCAGACGGTGTAATTGATCAACTCCACGTAATCCATACCTACACAGAATATGCGGAATATCTATGTCCTCAATATAGATATATCTGACGTCTGGGTCCCCAGTATACACGAGGAACGTAGTGAGCCCGAGTTCCCTCAGAAAGTCCTGTACTGTTGCAGAAAATGGGGTATCCCCAACTATGCAAACATCACAAAGAATATTACTGGCCATCTTGAGGACCGATAAAGTTTACCCAGCCCTTCCCGACAAGCCAACGTGCCATATCCAGGAGATTGGCCTCAGCACAGTCCATTGGTGTACATACATCCAGGGAACACCCGAATGCAGACCCATCAGGTCCAGGGGACAAGAAGTTTGGGCATTCCGTTGGGCATTGCACACTCGCTACCTCATAGACGTATTCCTTCAGATCCTTTTCGAGGCGCGAAACCAGATCTTCTTTGCTACATGGAAGAACCTGAGCCCGTCTAACGATCCTCACAACTTCCCTCCTGGAAATACACTATTGCAGCCTATCCACAACTGCCTTCCGCATCCTCTCAAATAGCTCCTTGTCCCTAAGCAGTACCTCACGGACGGTTTCACGGCCCTGACCTAGCCGTGTCCCATCTGTTAGAGAATACCACGTACCAGATTTCTCAACTATCTTGAATTTCTCTGCGTAATCGAGTACCTCACCATGTACCGAGATACCAATGCCGTAGAGTATGTCGAATTCAGACTGCTTGAATGGAGGAGCCACTTTGTTCTTGACCACCTTCACTCGGACTCTGTTCCCAACAACTGCCCCATCTTTTGCCTGGATAGACCCAATCTTACGTATATCCAGACGCAGAGAAGCGTAGAACTTTAGCGCTCTACCTCCAGTTGTCGTCTCTGGGTTCCCATACATGGGACTCTGGGATATCTTGTCCCTGAGCTGATTGATGAAGAGTACAACAGTACTTGTCTTACTCACCACACCAGCGAGTTTCCGCAACGCCTGGGACATCAGACGGGCCTGCAACCCCATATGGGAGTCTCCCATCTCCCCGTCAATTTCCGCCTTTGGTACCAGTGCAGCCACAGAATCAACAACAATCACATCCACAGCCCCTGACCTAACCAGTGTTTCTGTGATCTCAAGAGCTTGTTCCCCTGTATCTGGCTGACTAACAAGCAGAGATTCCGTATCAACCCCTATCCTAGCAGCATAATCTGTGTCCAGAGCATGTTCTGCATCAATGAATGCGCAGACACCACCGAGCTTATTCGCTTCAGAAATGCAGTGCAGTGCAAGCGATGTCTTTCCAGCAGACTCCGGCCCGAATATCTCAATAATCCTACCTCTTGGGTATCCACCAACCCCAATAGCCCAATCTAACCCAATACTACCGCTTGGGATGACCTCCAGTTTAATCTTTTGGCCTGTATCCCCCAACCTTGTAATCGCACCTTTCCCAAACTGCCCTTCAATCCTCGAAATCACATCTGAAATTGCTTTCTCACGAGGGTCCTCTGTTCTGTCTGACCCTTTTTGACGTGTTCCGGTTATAGATACTTTAGACATTTTTCCTTCTCCTAGTGCGAATGGACTCACTCGTCTCTGTGACACCAGATTTTCCAGCTGCCGAAACAGGAGTAACAACAGTTCTATTACCCCCCACACTCACACAAATCAAACGTTCCTGAAACAGTGATTGGATCTGATGGTCGTGAGAGATGACGTAGATGTGTGGGATATCTCTACCGAGAGATAGGAGGAGTCTACTCACACAGATAGTTCCAGATCGGTCCAAACCGTCGAATATCTCGTCAACGAACAGAACATTACACTGTACCCCACAGACATCAGAGTACAATTTCCGATATGCAAGAAGGATGGCCAGGTCCATCCGCTTTTCTTGCCCTTTTGAGACGCGGTGGATACCATCGACTATTCCGGTATCAAACACAACATTGAATGCGAGTTTCTCTTTATACCCACCAGATTTGTCTGGTTCGGCAAGGACTGATTGAATAGTGTATTTCCCATCAGATAGCGCTGAACAGTATTCATATAAATACCTATTCAGGACATCCTGAACGTGTGCGTAAACATGTAGCCTAACGCCTTTCCCACTCTTGTACCCGAGAGCAGATAATAGGTTCTCTATGCCAGCAATTCGTGTCTTCAGTATTTCGACGTGTCGCTCTTGGGAGGTCCTATTAGTCCGTATCCCGTCCAGGTCGAGCTCCGCCTCTCGTATCTTCTCTGGATAGTTATTTTCCTGGACCACAGGTTCGTCTGGACGAGAGGATTTCGCTTGGTCGTAGATTCTCTGGAGACGCAAGACTTTATCCGACAATGTAACCACCTCGCGTTCCAGTCGTTCTAGCTCATTCAGCTTATCCTCGTGTTTTCTCAATATGTCCTTAAGCCTTGTGATGGTCTCAACTGCAGAAGGGATCTCCGAATCTACGCCGTCCATGTCTTCCTTGGCGGCATCTCGTGCAGACGTGTATTCCAAAAGTTTCTTGTTTATGTGATTTTCCGGGATGCGTTGCTCGCACTCCGGGCATTCTGCATCAGGAGACCGTGATACCCATTTTCCTACCATAGTAGCTAATCTGTTGTATTCTACCCGCTTTTCTGCGCGTACTTCTTTCAATTCGTATAGAACTCTCTCCCACTCTTCAATGGCTTTCTTGGCGGTGTCGTACTCATCTTTCTCTGCCTCTATTTCTGACCTACACCGATCCCTCTCCTCCTCCGCAGTCCGAACCCTGGCCTGTTCAGATTGTATCTCGGACAACAGACTCGCTTGTCTCTCCTCGTATTTTGCAAGTTCTGACTCGTAGATGGATTTGGCGGTTTCAATCTTACGTTGAAAGTCAACATAGTCCTTCTTGTACTGTTCCACCTTGGCCTGGATGTCAGTCTCCCTGTAAGTAAGGATGCTAAGCATAGATTCGACTGCGGTCAGCTTCTTAGCTTCTTCTGATAGAACTGAGACGCAGAAATCCTGCCACTGCTTCAGACGAGACATCCCAAGGATTTCATCTAAGATACTCCGCTGTTCAGCTTCTTCGAGCTCCAAATAATATCGGAGCTTCCTCCCCTGCTGCCCAAGCAAAACAAGGTGCTGCCACAGATTCTTTGGGACACGTAAGATTGTGTCCTGCAAATAGGATTCTACGTCCACTGGAGATTGTACGGCACCATCTACCCATACTGTCAGTTTGTGTGGTCTACAGCGTTCAATTTGGACGCGCTGCCCGCGTACAGACAGATCCAATCTCACGCGGCAGCTCTTAGCCCCATCACGGATAACGTCATCTGCGAGAACTCTTTTACTCCCACCTATGATCTCCCCGGTAAGAGCCCAGTAGATGGCCCTCAATATCCACGATTTCCCGGCTCCATTGGATCTCTCCACACCAGAATCAATCTCCTCAACAGAGAATTGGTCCTTCTCCGAGTCCACGACGACGCCCTGAATCAGGGTAAGAGGGGAGGCCTCAAGGTCAATGTAGGTGGAAACATGTGGACCAAAGTTCTCCATCGAAAGACTGTGGAACTCCAGAGATCCACTCGATACAGAGACGTCAGGGGAATCCGCAACGGCCTGGTCTAACACGCGGAGAGATTCTTCCAGGACCTCTTTTTTCTCTGTATATTTTCTGAGATACTCCCGTAGGACCGAGACAAGGGAGAAAGACCCAAAGTCTCCATCCAGACTTATTGTGTCAGACTTCTTCTGTACTGGTTTAACCACCAGACAACTAAAACCACCACCATACGCTCTTCTGGTGAACTCTTCACGAACCCTATCTGGCAACTCGAATGTAGACTTCACCCTTACAAAGTTTCCGTCAATTACAGAATCTATGGCTTCTAGTTCGTCTTCCCTTTGTATCACAAAATCATAATATTTAGGAACCCCTGGGACGTCTATCCTCTCTATTGTGTATTTACCAGAGTTGCTGATATCCAAAATCAATGGCCCTTTGTCTTCCCACGATTCGCCAAAGGACGTGGGAAACATAGCGCCAATAACATAACTATTCTCATCCAACTTCTGGTGTTTGTGGTGATGCCCGAACAGCCGAAGATCCATTACTGGAAAATCGGATAGTGGGATCCCCTCAAGCATCTCATAATCTTCTGGGCCAACCTTGGCACCCAGTATCGGAGAGTGCGCCACAAGTACGTTCATATACCCGTCGTGTGGTTTCACATGAGATGGAGAGTACCCATACGGGAGGAAATGGAGGTTGACCCCGGGCACAATACAATTCCCCGGCCTTGAATAGACCCGAATCTTCTCTGAGTCGAATGGTTCAAGCACGCTTCTGCTAGCGTCCTTTACGGGCTGATCATGATTTCCAGACACAATATAGACTGGAGCATGAAAAGATGCAAGATGGCCGAATACCGTCAAATAGGTCAAGCTGTGGACCGTAGTCCTATCGTGGAACATATCCCCACCGAATATGACGGCGTCTACTCTTCTTGAGAGTTTTTTCATATTCTCAAGAAGGTTCTCGATCACGGTGAGTACGGAAGGACGTGCATGCAAATCAGAACCTACAAGGAATCTAGGCATCTGTGAGCCCCCGTACGATCACATGTACTGAGAGAAGTGACTCCTGAAGAAACTCAAACCAATCGGACGTAACACACTCGTCAACGCTTCGGGATTTCTAGACCCATCAAGGAGCTGATACCCTACTTTTCGCAATCTGATGAGATCCATATTTCTGGCCAAGATTTCCGGGTGTTCTCTGGCCCTGAGTAGCCGGCTCCCAACACGTTTGATGGCCCCAATGCTGTCCACAGATGCCGAGAGAAATTCCTGGGCATCTCGGTATCTGGAAACCACCTGGAATGCAGACGTCTTGCCTATCCCATCAAGTCCAGGTATTCTATCCGACGGGTCCCCACACAATGCCTTATAGAACACTATCCTGTCACAAGGGTACCCGAGGATATCTGACGCTTCATCTGAATTTTTAACGGCAAGTCTCCTTTGAGGTGAGTACAGAATAAACTGGAACTCACTAAACATCTGCAACAAATCAGAGTCATCACTCACAACTACACAAGTCCATCCAGGCATTCTCGAAACGTCTGACACAATTGAGTAGATTATGTCATCACCTTCTGATGGCCCTGGGTATCCGACCGCCGTTGCGATAGGAGTAGCCATCACAGCCCTTTCCAATATTCTGCACTCTTCCGAAACGGCTTGCCTATCAATATGCGTTTCTTCGTCTTGCTGAGGTATCTTATAGTCTGGGTACAGAGCCACCCTATCTGGGTTCCTTCCCGTATCCCAGCACATAATATACTGGTTCTCCAGAGGAGCCATGAATCTGAATAACCCAAGAAGGAATCTAAGCGTGCCGTACACACCTGGAGTTTGGACTCCAGATTGAGAGAACCCAATGTGGTTACGAAAAACAATGTTGTTCCCATCCAATAGAATAATCGCTGGGGACCCAGACACAGAATTGGAGATACTGGACCCATGGATTGAGTCATTGCCCATATTGAGTAGACTCATCCGACAACCCCATATCCGTAGCGTATCCGAATCTCACAAGTCCTGTTCCTCAGCTCTGGAGGGGTTAGAACCGTTACGACGGACGACAGCCCAGAAGAATCCTGCTCTTGCTTAGCCATGTGTACACATACTGTCGAGCTCTGGGTTGCATAATTGTGTGCCAGGGCACCAACCATTCCGGATTCGGTATCTCTCACTTGGTTAACAAGTAGAATTGTCGTGTCGTAACGGATATGGGGTCTGATCTTCGCCAAGAACTCCTTTACGGGTTTCCATGTGACTCCCCGCACGGAATGAGACAGCGAAGTCAAGTCATCCACCACAAGTATAGAGTCTCTCGCTGAATCCAAGAGTTCCAGGACTGGAGATGACGCTTCTAGCAGACTGAGGGTGAGGATAACTGCATTCTTGCCATGGACCCTGTCGGAGAAGCCTGGGAGAGGATGCTCACCGGCGATTGTGAGTATTATCCCAAGATCTCCACCATTTTCGAGGTGGGAGATAACAGACGAGGCACACAGTGAGGATTTCCCTGCGCCGGCGTCTCCCTGAATGTAGGAAACCTCGTGCCTGGGCCAGCCACCTCCAAGAATCTCGTCCAGGTCCACACACCCAGTACTAACAGGAAGTTTCCTATCCTGAAAATGTGACAGGCTCCCGCCACTGCACTGAAGCGGGAGCCAGTCTATCTTCACACTCTTCACTCAGTCACTCCACATCTCTCATATTCCGTAGAATATATGTGTTCTCTTCCAGCTGCTGCTCAATGGCCGCAGATAAAAGCGAATCGGCTTCTGCATACAGCTGTTCGTGACTGAGCCTACCAGGCGAGGCTTCAGTGACAGTCACTGATACAAGGCCTCCCACACTGCCGTTCCACGATTCCCCGTACTTTGACGTCCCTTTGTGCTGTTTTATCTCTTTTGAGATCGTGATAGACGTGAGAATATCCTGGTTCGGGTTTTCATTGAACTTACTCATGACTCTCTCCTCGCTACTTCGACCGCGCTAGCCTTCTGCGATTTGCTTCCGCAAGCAGCTCGGCGGCAGTCTTTGGTTTCGAGGACGCCGCAGGCACCTGTTCTGTGGTGGCTTGTTGAACTGCACTCTGCTGAATTGGAGGCTTTTCGGCTACCTCAGCCTTGGGTGACGGTTCTGCGGACCTCTGACTCGGACTGGAATCGCACTCCTGGAAGTACGAGCAGTCCAAGCAAGGAGATCCATCCGAATTGTCCTTCAAACCTTTGTTATAGCACCTAGGTATTGCGTCTTTTGTGTCCATTTGCTGCGCCGAAGCCAATGTGGACACAGAGGGGCTAGGAGAAGTGGCTACCTTCTGGGATTCGGAGGATTGTTTAGTATTCGAGCCGGGAAGAAAGTCCGTGACATCCAGACCTTTGAGGTAGTAGGCTAGCTCAGTTTTGGACGTGAGCTTCTCCCAGATGTCAACCACATCCGGGGGACGAAGTACACTCAGAACGTCAACTTTTCGCAGTTTGGAGAGATCCACCGGAATGGGCGTGTCTTCCCTTTCCGGGGTAACCGAATCCAAGTCAAAGATCTCACGACCACGATACTTCGTTGCTCTTGCTGCAACACGGATACGGAAATTGTGGGCAGTAGGATCACCCCATTCCCTGTAATTCAGGTACGGGATGAAGCGACTAAACATGTCTTCCCTGAGTCTGAGAATAGTAGGGCCTACCCACGAATCCGTAGATGGACTGTGGATGAGAGCCAACATGGCATACTTCGTCTTCCCAGTATTCATGTCGGCGAGGAGCCTGGAACCCTCCGGGTCTAGAGTCTCCGACCTACCGAGGGATTCCTGAATCGCGCAGAGGAGACAGAAATCCTCTCCGATGGTCCTCGCACACGTGCAGACTCCCAGGTCCCTACCAGGGTAGTTGTGCTCCGCATAGGACTGCCACAGCACGTCCTGGCTCCCAGGAATTTCGAGCAAACGAATCGTATACGTGCCTTCTTTGAACTTGAAAAAGACCCCAACGCTGCGCTCCTCGTCTAACTGAGACGCACGCCTGAGAATTCTATCCAGCGTTGACCTGTCCAACGGCATATTTCACCTCCAAACGTGTCAGGACTTTGGATGTACCCTCGCAATCACACGCGTCTTACGTTCCTTCGGCTCACTCTGGAGTTCCGACGGCGGAACTGGCGTCTCAATCACCACAGGAGACGGACCACCAAATTCCCCAGCAGCTCTCATATTTGCGGAGAGAGTCTGTAGGACTCCTTGGAGCAATGCGTACCCCTCCTGGACGGTCTTCGCGTAACTGAGTTGTAGAGAGGCCTCCTCAAGTAGGTCACAGCTACTCATGTAGTCTGGGTGAGTCTTGACCTTCTCAGCGAGGGCGTTCTCTGTCCGCTTCCCGTCCTTAGATTCGTCCCAGTTCTCTCTGATTTGTGTTGATAGTACCATGTATATTTTGTCTCGTTGTGTCTTCAGATACTGTACATTCGCAGTAAGAGTATCTGCCACTGCGGCCCACTTTGCCCATTTTGAAACCACAGAATACAAGCTCTCACTGACACGTGTCGGGGAGACCTGGAATTCCTTGTCCAGGTCTACCAGTACCTCCTCCGTGGTTCCATCGGCCTTTGGGTAACTGAGACTAATCTGAGTCGGGTTTTCAGATAACTTTATACTGACCATTGTGTCTCCTTTCTCCGAACATCTCCATTCCTTCTAACACACCGGAAGGATCGGACTCTCGTGATTATTCTGTAACGCCATTGATATACTTATCTAAAGCTTCGGTAATGTCTGCCCCTTCTAATTTGCACATGGCCCAGTTCTCCCCGATGGACACATCAGCCACAAGTGGTACATCCTGTAACCATGGGTAGTCCGAACGGTCTTCCATGAATATTTTGACCGCAGCGGCGACGTCATACAGCTCCTCCAATGGGCAATCGAGAAGTATGGCGTCATGGATTATGTTCCAAACCACACTCTTCAGACCAGACAAACGTAGCCAATTCAATACTTTGTGCAAAGCAAAGAGCGTAATATCACTAGCAGGACTCTGTATTGTAAAGTTTACGGCCTGTCTCTCTGCTTCCGATACAACACTAGGATCCGGAGAAGCAATCTCTGGAAGATGCCTTGTCCTACCGAATACCGAACGAACGTACTTCTTACGCCGAACGTATTTCTTCACCGATTCAATATAGGCAGATACCCCACTAAACTTTCTCAGGTACTGCTGAATATATTCCGCGGCTACCTCTCTGCTCACCCCAAGCTGTACAGAGAGACCAACATCTTGGATGCCGTACACGATTCCAAAGTTTACTCGTTTTGCATGGTCTCTCTGTGCTTTCGTGACACCGATCCGTATGATCACGTTTTTCTCGGGGTCATATTTATACTTTTCACGCACACTCTTTGGGACCGTATTTGGGGCCTCTAATAACGCCCGCCCTAACTCCTCTACGGTCGATGCACCTGCAGAATGGAGAACCATTTTTGGTTCAGATACTGGTTCATCAAACTCCGGTACATCGAAGATCTGAGACGCCGTTAGTCTGTGAATATCCCGCCCAGACTCACAACAATATGCGTTCCTCAGCAATTTATCCCCTGAGAGCTGAGCAAGAATACGCAACTCCATCTGTGATTCGTCAGCTTCAACGAGACACCCATGTGGAGCAAACCTACTAATGAAAAGAGTTCTCAACTCACTTTTCTTTGGAAAATTCTGAAGAGCTGGGTCGGAAGACGAGAGCCGACCAGTGACAGTCGTGAAGAGCCTGAACCCAGGGTGTAGAAAACCATTTGTGTCTGTATAGCTGACAATTTCTTTGAGGTATGTATCGCGTTCCTTAAGGATTCCTCTTAGCTCCAATACCAAACCCGCCAGCTCATTCTTACTGGATAAGCCAGAGAGGACCAATTTTGATGTAGACGGCTTCCCAGTCTTTTTGGATATCTTATCCGTCTTCTCACCCATGATGTCATACAGTAAGTATGACAATTGTGTACTGGATGCTGGGTTAAATCTTCCAATCTTACTTTGGTGCTCACTGAAATACTGTTCCTCAAACTTTTTCACACAATCGAGACTACGAATCTTTTCCTCCACTTCATGTACTTCCGTATCCATCTGCGCTTTCACACGTGATAGCCCACTCGTGTCTATTTTTACCCCAGAAAGCGTCAACTCCAAGAGAGGGAGACTGGACTTTAGGAGGATATCGTTATATACCCTCCCAGCCGTCTTATTCTGTCTAAACTCTTCTAGGAATGAATCTCTGAGGAGCAGGGATACCACACTATCCAGTGCACAATACCAAGACAGCGTATCCCATTTCACGCGAGCGTAACTGATTACGCCGCCAGATTTGGCGTCTTTCAAACCTTGGGCCATCTCCTTGTCATACCCAGCCATACCAACCCGAGCAGCAAGGATATCTAGCCCATGAGTCCCAACCCTCTCATCGAGAGCATAATGCATCAGAAGAGTGTCATATTTGGCATTCTTGACCTTGATTCCATAGAGAACCATTGGGTAGAGGGAATCCACTCCGAATGTATTGTGTCCGCCCTTCGGAACGTCAGATTCGAGAAGTTCCCGGAACAGCGGAATGACTTCTGATTCCCATTGCTTCACTCCACTCCACACTTCTCCATCTCCGGGCATACCGTACGATATTGGAAATACATAAGCGGAATCTCTTTCATACGCCAAAGAACAACACAATATCCTGTTGTGTGTCCACGGATAGACCCCTGAGGTCTCCAGATCGAACTGGAAAGGAATGTTGTCCTTGGTCACCCTGCGAACGAGATCCCGTACATCCTCGATGTTCCGTAATTTATGTACAACTACAGATTCGGGGCTCTTGAGAGTACCTGCCAAGATATCCAACCCCGTGGAGATGTCCATTGCGAAATCTGAGGCGAGGGATGGATTGCGGAGAATCGCAGACGGATGGTATGTGACTAGGACTGTTCTGTCCACATCCCCTATACATACCTTCCGGGGCGATCCACGGAGCGACCGTAGAGTCCCGCTGACCCCAAGCAACGCTTTAGCGGCCTCTGACCCAAGAGCCACAATGAGCCGAGGATTCGTCTCTATGATCTCCTGGTATAGGTAAGGCTTACACGCCACCAGCTGTTCTGGCGTCGGTCCCACATTATTCGGAGTATGGCACCTCACACAATTCGTGTAACGAACACGCCCTTGGTCTATCCCTGCCTCACTAACCATGGCGCGAAGGAGTTTTCCGGACCTTCCAACAAAAGGCTTACCAGCAATATCTTCCTCATTTCCAGGATCTCTCCCAACGAAGAGAATATCTGGATTGCCACTGCCATCACCCCAAATCCTGACTGTACGCGCAGTCTTGCACAAATTGCACCTGTCACACACACCCATTTAGCTACCCCCTGAATGGGTGGGGGCAGTACCGCGAGCTGGGGTGGGGGGGAATGGCGACTCGCGGTACTGCCCCCGGTGGACGGAGGGTCAGTCCGTTACCTGATTATAACACATCCGATCAGTACCCAATCTTCCTCCCACTAACTTTGTGTGCCGCGTACGTAATGAGAAGCCTCTTGGCACGCATTTTCCACACATTCGGAGGAATGGGATTTCCTGTTTTAGAAACCTCATTCAAGCAATCCAGGAGGGTTGCATCTCCAGTCAATCCACGTCTTTTCGCTTCCGATTCTGGCAATTTGGTCTCTGCAAGCAACTTGCGGATACCAGCAGAGTCCAATTTGCTGAGTCGGTGCAGTATCTTACCGACCTGCTCTTCCTCCTCAGGACTGTACTCCGTTGGCTTTCGCCCGACATACCGTTTCCCGAGCTTTCGGCCCGGAGAAACGACCAAGTCCCCATTGGGGTTGAGGTTGAGAAGTACACTTCTGTTCTGGCCAAACAGGCCGACAATCTTATCAAGAGCATCCTGGAGCTGGACCCTCAATTTGGTCCGAAGGATACTCACATCCTTGAAACTTCCCTTCTTTACACTGGGGATGCCAGCCTCCTCGCTGAGTTCCAGCCGATCCATCTTAGGGGGCCGTGATTTCTCATTCTGGACCTTTCTTTGATGAACTCCAGCCACCAGATGATCTTTCTCCGTTTTTTCGGCCAGTTCCTGGACCTTTGTTTTGGGTCTTCTACTCCTCTTGACTGGAGGAGCCGACGGTGCGGGAGGATTTTCGGATTTTTCTTCTGGCTCCGTTTGATCCTGCTCTTCTTCCACTGGCGCTACTTCCTGTTCTGCGAGCCCTTTCTGTATGGGTTCGGCGGCCCCGGCATCTGGCTCCAGAAACCCATGCTCTACAAGCCAGCGTTCGGTAACTTCGCTCACATCCGTGAGCTGGATGTCCTCTCCAGACGCCTCGTCAATTAGCTGCTGGAGCATCTTCTCCAGTTGGAGATCCATCATGAATGTACTCCCAGTAAGCTCCCCATTGTAGCCCAAATCTCTGGCTACCTGCTGCAGGTCAGCTTTCGTGAACTCTGACATCGTTTTTCCCTCCGCGGCCAGTCCGGCCAGATATACGAACTCATCCAGGTCAAGACCATCTCCAGCTAGAACAGAAATAACACACTTACGTAGCGTCGAATCCTGTAGAATAGCAGTCCTGATATCTGGGCATTGTGTGGAGAGCACCCGCAGGAACTCGTTCGCCTTATCCTGGTCATCTATCCTGGCCAAGATCCTATGTACATAGATGGCGAAGAACTTCCCGACATCATCAAGCATCTCCGGAGAGATGTGAACGATTTTCTCTTGTTTCTTCTGATTTTCGGAGTCCTGACACTCATGAGGACTCCAATACTTGTGTCTTCTGAAGAAATTGTTGAGATGGTTACGATAGAGGACCGTGAGGAACTTTTCAAACTCCACCCAAGGCATAGTGGAGTACCTAGGCTTTTCAAGCGCCTCTAGTGCCCTAACTAGAAGATCCTGTTCCAGGTCCTCCTTGATTTCTGCATACATCGGGAACTTCCTGATCACGGATGCAACGACAAGGCTGGCCCTTCGCCGAAGGTAGTTGACGAGGATGGCCTGATTCTCCGCCACATCCCGCACCTTCAGCGAACTGATGGGTCCATTGTATCCGACTTCTACCGCTGTTAGACTGACCCTCTGTAGCATTTGACCCTCCGTTTCTATACCCAGGCTCACTCCACGAGCCGGGATCTAACGATATGTATAAGGCTTTGGAACACAGAAGTCAAGTACTCCACCCTATATCCCCCAGAAACCGTTCGATATAGCCACGGATAGCGGACCCGTAAGAGCCAGGGTCATCTTCAAGCCCCTGGACAGACACGACATCTTTTCCTGCCCTACGCAGTCTGGATTCAAGTTCATCAGCCCCCTTCCGTCCCGCCGCGTCAGGATCCAAACACAGCACAAACCTACGGAACCTCCGGATTAGGAAAGAAAATAACACATCTGATACACTAGTACCATGGAGAGCAATGGCAGGTGGACTCCCACATGCCATGGCATCAAAGGGACCTTCGACGAGAACAACAAGAGAAGTGCCGGAGTTGATGCAGGCATCCAGCCCGATCCTTGCGATGGCTTCCTCCGGGTATCTGGACCTGTCCGGCATCAGAACCTTTGGCGCTCCCCGTCGCCCAAGGAAATCCCTAGCAATGAAGCTGTACACAACTCCACAGTATGTGACCGGGAATAGGATACGCCCGGCGTAGACACCTTTAGCACAGAAGTGTAAATCAAAACTTCTGGCATCGTCAGCGGTGAATCCCCTCTGTTTGAGATATTCAAGGGCTTCAGCTTGTAACGCGAATTCAGACGCGTCCTCTATGCCTTCAGATACCAAAGGAATTGCCTCTGGGGGGAGACCTAAATCATGCCTCTTCTGACGTATCTGTTGGTTCGTATCCCGTATCGGCAACGAGAATATATCTACATCCCCACGCTCACGAAGTGTGAGGTGGCAACGATGGCAGAACCCAGCACCGGAAGACGTGGAGATATATAACTTTTCTCGTCCGCATTGCGGGCAGACGAAAAGGAGTTCTCTCCCTCCAGATACCACCCGAAATCTCCCGTACTTCTGGGCAAGTGCTGTGAAATTGACCATCAGTACTCTACCAGGTTCTGCGTTTCTGGGTCTATCCTAAGTGTGATCTGCTTTCCAGCAACCCCATCCCGGTTCTTAGCCAGATAACAACGGGTAATCGTTGGGTCGTCCTCATCAATCGTGAGCGTAAGGATGATATCGCTGATGGCCGCCTTAGAGATACTTGCATCAATGTACTTCAGCGTAATCAGGGTTCTATCCATCCCCTCCCTATTGGTTTGGCTCGCCGTGCATACAGGGACTTCGCATTCTCTGGACCATGCAATAAGACTCTTGTATATCTGTTCAATGTCTAGATAGTTTCTTTCGGACTTATGTACCGGAGCCAGCTTGTCTGCATAGTCTACTAGAATCAAGCCCGGCTTCCTATGTGTTTTCAGGTATTCTGCATAAAATGCCTTTAAGTCATCAACTGTTGCAACACCAGGACTAAACTGGGCAAAGTAAACTGTACTGTCTACGGACCCCCTCAATTCTTCGAGTCTCTGCTTGAGTTCGTCAACATGTTCCGTAACATAGTTTTTCCCCATCTGGAGAACTCTCATAGCGAGACGCATACACAGTTTCCACGACGCCATCTCTACGCTGAGAAACAGTGCGTCTTGGTGTTGTTGTGTTGCAGCGTGTGCTAGGCTCAGAAGAAATCTAGTCTTACCTCCACTTGTAGGAGCCACAACAACACACAACTCACCTGGCCCGAGTCCATCAATGTAGGCATCAAGTGTGGGGAACATGGTCCGTATCGCAGATTCCCTACGCTCCAGTATTTTATCACACCAAGAATTATCCAAGAAACTCATAATTTCTGTGTTGGACGAATCCGATACACCTACGGCCTCAGACACAAGTTCAGCGAATCTGCTGAGTTCACCAGCCTTGACAAGAGCATCTTTTTGTCGGAGTGCCAATTCCAGACGTTGTGCCCGAACAAATGTTACTGCACGTTGCCTGTAATATACCAGATCGGTCTCTGGGAGGACAGGAACATTCTGGAGTGTCTCAAGAGCCATGGAAAGGATCTCAGTAGGATACTCCATGGAATCGTCTTCTGGCCTAAACGTGTCAACCAGCAGAGACTGGAGGGTATCAACAGTCGGAGACGCTCCATACTGTCGGATGTAAGTAAGTATTGTCTCCACAATCTTTTCCACGATTGGATCTGGGAAGTAGTTCGGTCTGACAATACCAGCATTGAAACCTTGGTCCTGTAAGAGAAGACCAAGTACAATCAGCTGGTCTTGGGATTCTGGTGCTGTAATATCGTGAATGACAAGACCATGTGTATCATTCGTCGGCATCCCCACACCCCACGAACTTGACCTTCCGCATGTCCTCTCCGACTAGATATAGCCAAGTAGCACTGGCAAGTCTGCTCTCAATCCTTCCACCTAAGATAGACCCTAGAGTCTCTTTTGTATGATTCGTAGTGATGAGAATGTTCTCATGATAGTTCAGGAGTTGGCGGAAATAATCCCGGAATGTGTCGCTTGTTCTCTCAGAGCCGAGGTCATCGAACACAACTGGGACATTTCTATCTGGACCAATATCCAACCCATCAAACTCTGATGCATCCACGAAAACAGGATTGACCCCAACATAAGGCTTCATGAGACCGCGTGTATCCTCTCCCTTACTGTGCATAACAGCCAATTCGTGGAATCCTGTTGCAGATACAATGATACACTTTCTGAGGCTGCGTCGGATGCGGTACCAAACCGATAGTGCAAGCCTACTTTTTCCACGACCTGGTAACGCAGATAAGATTATAATCCCACACGGGGATTCCGCCCAGGACATGATTGTAACAATGGCTTCTTCGTTACCTGGCAGGATTCTGTACGTATCGAAAAGATAGGGTCTATCTCCCCGTACCCCAAATTGAGTCGCCCATACCCATGCCTCCGTCACAAGTGGGCACACTTTTTTGATATCTGTGCCAACTAGAGTGTGGTACTCGCCATCACAGATGAGGCTCTTTGGGGACCCCTTAGGAAGATACGGACAATCCATACACAACTCCAATGTACTGACTCTAAGCCCATCAGAATATTACTTGGTCAATCTTCAGGGAACTTCAGTCCAGGGTACTTTGCCTTAGCAAGAGCTTTTAGTCTCTCATACTCTCCTGGTGGGAGTTGCTTACCTATAACATGAGTCTGTTCAACCATGGGGATCGCAAACGTACTATTCTTTGGACCTGGTGTCAGAAGACGTCGTTTATGCGCCTCCATGGCACTTTTGATTTTCGCATAATTGTCACAGAAGAACTGGGCAGACACAACTTTGTGTGCCCAGAAGTCGTCACATGGGTACCAGTCCAACACTGAGAGTACTGTATCCAATGTGTCACCATAAGATTTTCGGGACTCCAAGAGCTCGTCGATTAGGAAAGTCCAATCACGTTGATGTTTTTCACATTCTGTTGCTAATTCTGGGAGTATTGAGGTGATGCGCTCAACAAGGCGCTTTGTTACGGAGATAGCGTCTTCTGTTGGAGGTACTTGTCTGCGCAACAATGTTGGCACCATATCCAGGAACGCCTCCCATGGATGATACCTACGAATTAGTTTAAATTCGTCCATGGACAGGTAATCCATGAACATATCTCGTAACACGTCACCGGGTATCCCTCTCTGGATGAGAGATTTAACAGAACCAGCAATACGTCCCCTACGTTGGGGGAATGATGAGAATGCCCCCCATCTTTCCGTATGGGCTGTAATGATTGCATCTACTACGGATTTGATAGGACCACTGGAGCGATTCTTCTTGTACCCAGGTGGAGGTGGGAAATACGCGGGGGCTTTTGTTCTTTTCTTTCCCTCGCCAGTTGTTTTGGTCTCGCCGATTTGGTTCTGGATTGTGTCTGGGATGCGCACGCTTTTGCGTGCGCCGGCATGAGACTCGCTGTAGCGAGTCTCTATGACTCCGTTAGTGTGATCGAATACACTCTGTTTCTCTGTATCAGTATAACTACCAGTATGACTTAGATCTCCAGATCTAGATATATTATTATTTATACTATTATCGCGCACGCGCGCGCACGCGCGCGAGAGAGACACACCTAACACACTGGAAACAAACGACTTTTTCAACGTTACGCAAACTCTCTTCTCAGATTCCACACAACTACTTTCTGCCGCTTCCACAGCACTCATCTTGTTGTGTTGTTTATGTCCATGTTCTGTTGCAATCTGTTCTCTAACTCCAGTATTTGATGGGCTCCTATCCTGTGTTCTGGCTTCTCCTACAATGCAGTCCTGAGTATCTGGCGTCTCAGAACAACTGTTACAAATGACAGGAACAGCATTGTTTTTCATGGCACCACACCTCTTTTCTCGAACCGTGTTGCTTTGTTCCATATGGCTGTTCTTCATGCAGTACATATACCGTTTTGCTGTTTCTGCATTGTATTCGTTAGTAGTTGGACGAACGTGTGCGGACCCGTGTCTTCTCTTCCTGTTACCATTCTGTGTGCTGTACGACACGGTTATCCAACCACCTGAGAAATCACACGTTAGTCCATCTATGCCATTTAAACCACGTAGGAGGCCAATAGCGAGGTTTTCTTTCACGGCAAGTATATCGGCCCAACCCCTGACTGTTCTCGATACGTAGGCCACTTCACCGTGGCCACGCGGGCGGTATTTTTGGATGGCCTCCTCCAATAGGTGGGCGGCACCATAACCTTCCGCTCCCCATCTGTTTAGTGCGACTGTCTTCGCTGTACTCAGTGTCGGCATTCAGTACCTCACAATTCGCCAGAATCAATCCACGTCAGGTTGTATCCTTCCGATTCATACACCGAGATACGTTCTAGGGTGTGACTGGACATGTAGAGGTCTTGGGCATCAAAGAAATCGAAGACGTCAACGTGCCCTTTACCATCTGTGTTCCTCATCCCCCGCCCTAATCTCTGAATCGTTCCGCTATGGTCACGTCCACCACCTGCGAGTATAAGGGTTCTTACGGACGGCAAGTCAACTCCTTTTTCGAGAATACGTGTGGCAATGAGAACATTTGTGTCCCCACGTCTGAACTTTTCCAGTTCAGATTTTCTGGTTTCAGACATAACGTCTCCATGTAAATACACAACTGTTTTGTTCTCTCGAACTCTGGCGCGAATGAGTGTTTCTAATATCTTTCCATGATTGGATTTCGATTGGACGAGAATGAGTACTTTGTCTCTGGACTCTGCAATCTTTGTTATTGCAGTATTTCTTCTCATGTTTTCGTGGATATTTCTTTTTACAGAATCAGAATACTTACACACGATGGAGTTTGAATTGGGAGGTGGAGTCCACCCATCGTATACAACAATGTGTATCCTCGGCTCGGCAAGAATGCCCTTGTTTACGAGTTCAATTGCAGGGATGTCTACAATGACTTCCCCGCATATTTCTATCAATTTCAGTGTATTTGTGTCTCCTCTGTGGTACGGAGTCGCACTGAGACCGTACCGGTAGTGAGCTTTCCTAAATGCTTGGATGACTCCGTAGAAACCATCGGATGTAGCCAAATGACACTCATCCGCAAACACAACGGACACTTGAGAAAGCCACTCCGATATGGGGGAATTTCGGAGTGACCATATCTTGGTAAGGACCTGCCCTTTTGTGTCCCCCTTTTCACTTCGCTTTTCTTCTAGGGACTGTACGGTCGCAACACAGATGCGGCCAGAACCCACATCTGTAGCCCCACCACCAAAACACCACACATCCTCGTCGAGCAATCTGGACAGTTCTTCTCTGGCCTGGTAGAGCAAATCCAGGGAATCTACCAGAAAAACGGCCCTGTGTTCTTTGAGTACCTGGAGGATGATAGCGGCAACGGTAGTTTTCCCACCGCCTGTTGGCACCCGGATTGTCCCTCTGTGCTTCTGCAGCGCCGTCTTTGCGGCTTCCCACTGGAATGCGTAGGGTCCAGTTTCGCTTATATCTCTACCAGACAATCCTGGTGGGTGTCTGGGCACAGGGTCAAATTGTGGAACCCCAGAAATCGTTACTTGGTACCCTAAGAGACCACATTCCGATACAACTCTATCCAACAGACCAGTCGGGAATACACCGTTTGTGTGTACCGGACGCCTGTAGCCATCCCACTCCCCAGAAATATATGCGCGAGAAAACTCCGCACCATCAACACGTGTACATATTGTGTTCCGCAGATGCGTGATGAGGTGTATTTGACCCCCGTCCTGTGCCCGAAGACAGGACGTTGATGCCCCGTACCTTATCTCGACACGGCGACAACCCACGACAACTCCCCTGTGCTATAACACAGTGCTCGTGGTTCTAGGTCTGAGGTTGTGTAACAGTCACGTCAAATGGAATAGTTTTGGGCTGGCTTGGTTGTGCAAACACACCAACAAACCAGTTTCTGACTGGACCTGTCCCTGGAGCTATTGTTGCTGGGTGGAACTGAATCCGTTTCACGCCACCTCCAGCACTATCATCTTTCAAATCGTAATCATCTGGGGTATCAGGTAAGCTGTCTCGTCTCAAATAGATATATAGTGGGTCCCCGTTTACAGGTGTTACCTTAACGGTGACGAGATTGTTGCCACGGCTCTTGAACCAGAAATAGAACCATGTCCCAGCAGGAGACGCATTCATTGCGAGGTACCGTGGGAGAGTTGTGTTTTTCTTTATGTAAACAAACGGTATCGGTTCTGATGTGAAATCCTGACCCACCAGATTCGCCCCAGATACTGTTGGTGTCAGATACGGCGGAGACAACATCTGCCACTCAGATACCTGACTACTCGGGTCGTATTCTGGGTCGAGTACATAGTACCCGTCAGGAACGTTCGGTATTGTATAATTCCCGTTGGTATCGGTTGTACCTACCGCAATTGGGGTGTCAGACCCATTGAACCTGTCGTACAATTCCACGTTTATACCGGATACACCAATAGGGTATGTAGGTCTCCCGGAGTAGTAGAAGATTATGTAAGCGGAATCAATCTGTGCGGTTACTGGAGTCCCTATCCCATCGACTCTAGAAGCAATAACTCCTATGCCATATTCCTTGGTACGAATGTCATCTGATGTCAAGGACCCTAGCCCAATCAGATCCGTTGGGCCTCCATAGGTGACCCATTCCCAACCGGAAGCACTCCAAGTATGACCAGGGTATTGAACTGGGTCATGTATAACCCCATTTTTGATGTGTCTCAAATTGGTTGTTACACCACCTGGAACATCCGCAAGTACTCTCAGGTGCAGTTCTACACCAGTGATTTGGGTGCCTGGAGGTATGTCCGTTCCTACAGGCCACTTTAGTGCCAACAGATTAGACTTAGGAGCCGGACCTGTTAGAGTCACGCTGGCTCCAAGACCGTCAGTCACTGCGACGTTATACCGGTATGACCATGGGACATATCCATAGCTACTATTATTGTTATAGATAGTGAATTTATCAATACCATTGAATGTGATCGTTCCGGAAATTGTGTGGGATTGAGGTGGTTGGGTTGTCATATACTTGGTGTCGGTCTTTGTCACAACAGCGCCAACGGAATCGTGCGCAGTCATCGTAACGGTAAATGTCCCAGACGTAGTGTATGTATGTGTGATCTGATACCCAGTTACTGTAGGAGATGTGTCTCCAAAGTCCCATGTGAATGTGTATGGAGGTGTACCACCAGACCCAGAAGCAGAGAATGTGACATCCACTGGTACAGTAGAACTGCTATGAATGTCTTCTGTGAACCATGCCTGTAATGGTGCTGTACCTCCGATATACTTTGTATCGGTCTTTGTGATTGATCCTCCAGCCGCATCCGTTGCTGTCATAGTAACCGTGAAAGCCCCACTTGCAGTATATGTATGAGAGGTTATAGACCCAGTTTGTGTCGGTGTAGTGTCCCCAAAATCCCACATGAAGTTGTATGGGGGAGTGCCTCCCTCTGCGTATCCTGAGACCGTCACGGTCACTGGGTATGTTGGGCTACTGTGGATGTCTTCATAGAACCATGCTGTCATCGTACCACTTGACCCAACTGTAAATGTCCACGTCGCTGGTGTGGATTCCTGTCCAGCATTATCCTTTGCTTTGACGTAGAACGTATATGTTCCGTACGGGAGGTTTGTGTACGTCTTCTGAGTGTCGTGGTTCCACGGGCCATAGTTCGACTCAGTTGGAAATAGATAGTAGGCATACAGAATATCTGCGTCTGGTGTTCTATCGTCGTGTCCGACCCATTTCAGGGTGGCGTCTCCTGTAGACCCCGGTGGTTGGCCACTTGCGGTCACTGTGATCACTGTCGGGGCAGAGAATACAATGGTGTTTGCAGTATCCGTAACCTTCAACCTGCAATTGTATGTCCCAGGAGTTGTGTACACATGGGACGTATTTTGATTTGGGGAGTCTGGTGTTCCGTCCCCAAATGACCAGAGATAGGAATATGGTGGGGTCCCTCCACTCACATAGCCGGACGCTCCTACGGTGAGAGGAGCTGGTCCCGTTGTTGGTAGAACAGAAGTATTCACGAGAAGACCGCCGCCACCACCAGACGATGTGACTGTTATGTTCAAGGTATTGGATTGCACGGAGAGAGGAGGCGAACTAGAGTCCGATACAGATAGCCGTACTTGAAACGTCCCGATTGCTGTGTATTGATGTACTGGGTTCTGGTCTGAACTGTGGTTTGTGTCTCCTAGATCCCAGTCGTACGTGTATGGTGGGTTCCCACCACTCACCGTGCTTGTGAAGTGAACAGTGAGTGGGGATGGACCAGTCGTAACGTCCGATTGAATCGTTGCGTAGAACTGACCAGCTTGAGATACCGTAATCTGATGGGTCTTTACACTGGTCATTGACGTATACACGTCTCGTACCTGAAGAGAGGCCGTGTATGTACCAGGAGATATATATACGTGCGAGCAGTTCGGTGACGTGTTCCCTTGCGACCCATCCCCGAATTGCCATAGGTATTCGTAATGCCCACTACCCGTAACGGATACTGTCTGAAAGTTTACGCCTAGTGGCGCAGGCCCAGTGTCAGGACTTACACTGATCTCAAAGTCGAGATTTCCCTGGTTTACAATTACAGTCGTGTATTCTGGGGTCGCTATGCTAACGTTGCCAACAGAATCAATCGCGGCCTCTCTAATCTCATAAGTTCCAGGATTTGTGTATATGTGGTAGCCAGTGACAGTACCATCAGTCACATACGTTACACTTGTCCCATCACCAAAATCTATGATTTCCGTGTAAGGTGGTGTCCCGAATGCACAATTTGTGCTGTAGGATACGGAGAGTGGAGCGTACCCCGTTAGTGGACTTCCGGCGAACAGTATGCTAAATGTTCCAGGATTTTGTTTCGTTACTGTTATTCTGATGCTCTGTTCCCCTGTCCGTCCTGTAGAGTCCGTGACAGTCATCTTTGCTGCGTATATTCCAATAGATGAATACGTATGTGTGGGTATCGGTGTCCCATTCACCGGAGCACTGCCATCCCCAGGGTCGAATGAATACGTATATGGCGGTGTCCCGGATTGAACTGTGGTTGTAAACGAAACATTTAGTGGGACTGCACCAGATACAACAGACGATGTGAATGTGAAATCAATAGCGTGGACGGTATACCACACCGTCATAGTGACTTGATCAATGTAGGCTGTTGCATTGGGTGGTCTTGATGCATCAGCAGATATCTGGATGGCAACGCCTGACGAAGGAGATAATAGTTGGCTCGGAGTAAGTACCAACCCCCACAAATCTGTAGACCCACCATGACCTCGTATCTGGTTGGTCTCAGGCCAAAACCCTACGTCTGCTCTATTAGCAGAAGTTTTTATTTGGTTGTTTATAACCAAATATACAGAATTATCTCGGATCAGCCCACCCTGTGACTCTTTGCACAGTATGTCTATCTGTACTCCACTTATCTCTGCGTTTGATGGTATCGGATCCCCAACAGGACCTAGGCACATCAGATAGTTAGATATTGGACTCGATTGTGGGTTGCTATTCACAAAACATGTGGCGTATTGTCCGTTTGCAGTTTTTGCATTGTCGGGGTTCGCCCACGGCTGATACCCAGATGTTGTGTTGTTGGTTATCGTGCTGAATGTATATGTTTTGTACGACGTTACTGGCATTTTGGCCTCACAAGAATCATGGGGTTCCTGAACAATCTATTGCCTGTAGTGTCATCCCGATCTGAGTAGACCCTCTTGCTCCTATGGAGTCTTCCACAGAACATATGATTTGGAATGCCCCTCCCCCAGCGTATTGCGGTGGCTCAAAGAACACAGATATGCTTGTGTCTGTGACCTGTGACACTACTGTCTTATTGACTGTATATCCAGTGTTTACAACCACTGTCACAGTGATAGTTAGTGGGGGTACCCCACCGTGTATAGTAACGTCACACGTGTACAGAGCGAGATGCTCAAGACAATCTCTATCGAAACTATCAATATTGACCAGCAAGGTACTCCCACCACCGCCGCCTCCTCCCCCACCTCCAGTTCCGCCTGGTCCTTCTGTGATTGTCACAGTTGGTGGTTCGTCGGACACAAGTTCTGGGTTTACACAGGTTCTTGGATCTGGCTGTGCTGGAAGTAGAACATCAGCAGGGATATTGTATGCTGGAATATAGGGTAATGGTTCTCCACACCGATGTGAGAGAAACCATCTGATCTTGTCTCCAGGTAGCCCAAAGAATAGAACCCGATATGGGCCTACCCACGTACCCAGAAACCTGTCCTTTCCACCGTAGTCGCGGACTTCTAGCTCCATCAGTGTGTCGTAACTCACTCCACTGATGTAGAAGCGTATACCTCTTGCATCCGTTGCTGTGGGGAATCCGAAACTTACCGTCCTCGCATCTACCCATTTAAGTTTGTCTGTGTCATCTGTCCATGACTGTATTTTCTGGGATCTAGTGTCTGTCCCAGAGCTCTCATTCGGGAATTTCTCATCTGGAGGTTGTCCTGTTGAGAACGGGTTCTTAGCAAGTATGTGATTATTTCTACCTGATGTGTACGTTCCAGACTTTATTCTCAGATAGGTTCCGTTTACGTCTCCACCACTACTACCATCTGGGTCTGTGAGACCGAATCCAAGTTTGTCCGGGTACGCAGCACTCTTGAATCCACAGATTTCTGGATTACCAGACCCTAGGACGCGGAGAACCAGGCCACCGTCAGACCCGTCCTTTGTCAAATAGTTCAGCGTTGTGCCAGTTTTCCCTCTGGCTGCGACATTTAAAACGAATACTGTTGGGTCATCTTTAAGAGGGAATCCCCATATGTAAAGGTTTCTCTTGAGTGCCCCATCCACAAACCACTGATCCGAGAAAATCGGAGCCATCTCCAGGAAGGGTAAGAGTGTATTGTGACGCCCTGAGATAACAAAAATAGGATTCTCTATCAGAGGTCCCTGAGCATTCTCGCTCAGATACTCTTTTTCTCTGTTGGCTATTGGATATTCCATCAATTGCTCGCGGCTATATGTCGGGCAATCAATGAACATCAGATTCTTTGTGGTTAGATTCTGCCCACATCCAATTTCTTGATTCAGTGTTGTAGAGGCTTGCGCCCCTACAGAGTCAGTCACAGTAAGCGTGACAACATAAGGCCCAAGACCCTGGTAAGTGTGAACTGGGTTGGCCTCGTCTGAAGTTTGACCGTCCCCGAAATCCCATAGATATGTATAGGGTGGTGTGCCTCCTGTGACTACCGATGTGAATGTCACTTCTATAGGAGGAACATTTCCCTCACACGACCATGTCGCAGAAGCATCAACAGCCAACCCCAGGCAAAGAATGGTCTGGGCAAATGCTGTATCTGTATCCGGATTCCAATTTACCGTGTAGTCTCCAATATTTACGTACCGTAGAAGGATAGTAGTGTACCCAGAATCGGTGCTACCGCCGGTTGTTTTTCCGGTTACAGTAACTGAGATGCTCCATTCGTCACTAGACGAATTCGGAAGAGAAGCACTCGTGTATGTGTGGTATACAGTTTGGCTTCCACCAGGATGATATTCTGTTGGAGTCCCATCGTCAAAATATACAGTCGCACCAAGGTTTGTATATGTACCCCCAACGGAGATGCTGAGAGCAATCTGATAGGGTACGGAGGGTATCCACTCTGTATCTAGAGATAGACTAACTGGTATGGACATAGATATCTCCAGTCTGTGTTACGTTATCACAAGGGGCACATTCGTAATTGTATCGAATTGTACTGAAATACCAGGAGGTGTACTGAACGTTATCCCTGGGTCTTCAAACGGATTACAATTCTCGGCAGATATCTCAAGATCATCATTGAGCTGATAAAGGATTGCTCCTACATATTGTGATGGAGGAATCGTCGTTAGCTGTACTACACCGATTCCTTCGGTTCTGTACCGGCCAAAAATTCCGGCTACCTGTCCTTGGGGGTTTCCATAGGGGCTTAGCATGGATCGCTTCAATCTACGCACCTTGAGAACAGACCCGCTGCTCTTATCCAGTTTAATGATAGTAAGTTTGTCATTATTATTCCCACTTATAGCTGAAACAAATATATCTCCATTACTGTTAGAACCGATACCAATCTCCGGATTAGCCACAATCGTGGAATTTGTACCATCATAAAGACACTTATACCAAGCTAAAGTACCATCTGCATTCAGTTTCACTACGATAGGAAAGTATCCATAAGTATAACTGCTATATATAGAGATAAATACAAGTTCTGAATTAGCTGTAACGTGTGTCGCCGGGTCTCCGAAATAATTGTTACTCGGTGCGTTTAAGTTCTTCGGGTATATCCCATTCGTTCTGACGAGTGTGGCAGATTTTGTATCTATCCGTAGGAGTATTGGTCGACTAGAACCAAGTAGAACGTTCCTAATGTCACCAGTCCCAAATATTATTGGGGTACTCGAAATGTATTGAGTGCTTCCGGCATACGGAGCTGGTAAGCTGCTCAGCCCTTTCCAGATTCTGATCCAAGTATCTGGATTGGATGGGTCCATATGGAAAGCATTTGTTGTTTTGACGAAGCCGATTGCCGTCGAACCACCACTGGACCTAGAAGATAGTAGGTAGCATAGAAATCTGTGCCCGCTATCTAACGTACGATAAGACCCATGCTCCCCGGAGGAACTAGTATCAGAGTGAGCTGTATATACTCTTTTCTGTGTAATGATGTTCAGTGTGGTTGGGCTCAGTTCTGCGAATACACACCCCGTCTGGTGATTACCGTCAACGAATCCTATGTGAGTCTCGACTCTTCCAGTGCTCTCATTGTAGAACAAATGAGTCCCTTGGGACAGGATGTATAACAAGGCAGCTTGATCACTGTTATCTGCTTCAACATACCGTGCCGCTTTTACCGTGGCTGTGGCCTTATCAATCAGTAAGAATAGTGGTCTCTCCCTAACGTTGCTCGCTGTTACCTGATAGTGGTTGCTGAGAGCGACTATCACATCTCCTGATGGTAGTTCTTCTGCACACATATGGTCATGATAATCGTCGAAATTCGGGCTATCTGTTCGGTAAACTCTAACTGACCGAGTAATCACGTTAAGAACCTCCAGGGTATGTTACATCAGGTGGTGTTACATCTAAGACTGAGCCAAATGCCTCGATCACCCGTACCACAGGTACGAAATCCTTATCTCCATTCCTAATATAGGAGATAAGGTCCATCAAGTCTTGAGGGTATCCCTTATCGGACTTGGATAGTACAATCACGCCGGGGGTAAGACCACCATATACGGAGTACATTGTGTCTGTCTCTGCAAGACCGAATACGCCACGGCATAGAACCTCGCCGCTCGTTCCTACTGGGATGTCCCGTGGGTACACCACTCCAAGTACTTGAACCTGGTCCAGGTCATCTACGGGTAGAGCATCGTTCTGAGCGATAGCGTTATATGCCTTCCCATCCGAGTGCTTGATATACACAATATCGCCACGGACTAAGGATTCTCCTGCCGTTACTGTCACTGTAATCGTTCCGCCAGTGTGGACTATACTCGTTTCTTGGTTTTCTGAACTCATATTCTGTGAAATGTTTGTCTGTCTGAGATCTTTGAATGTGTTCAATTTGTACGCCCCTGACGAATCAACAACGAATGAGAATACAGGGAGTTCCCTTCCTATGTCTACTCCCTCAGAACTGGTAATGATACCGTAGTAACTGCTAGACGCGCCAGATACCTGGACTGACCGTACGAAACTGTAGAAATTCTTTGTCTCTGCGTAGAACCCTACCCAATCCCCGCCTCCGGTTCCAAGCCCTGGTCGCACTTCATGCCTGGAAGAGGAACTTACTTGAATTACTTCTGTTGCTAAAATACCACCATCCGTATACCCGGTGACAGCCAGGGTAGCCGAAGCCCCAGTAGAACTTGAATCGTTTGTTACCCAGATTTGGATATGTGCTGGAGTTGTCGGCTGTTTGGTAGGGTATATCTTACCAAGAGAGGCTAAGCCCGAGATGGTATTCACCGGGACAAGGATGTTTGGTTTCTGCCTCGTGTACCCACTCCGGTCTAAATAGAATATCTTCTCCCCAGGGAAATGTGCCTGGAAATCGAGGGTAGCGATTGAGCATGGCAAAGTTTGGAATGCCCTTGTACCTATAGCAACCATCTCTTTCTCTAGAGGCTGGTGTATCACTACACGGTTTGGTGTGGTTGTCTCATCCAAGTTCGGTTCGCAGTTATTAACCCAACCATATGTCACTGTGAATGTGATGTTCGCAGGGATACCACGTGCGTCTCCAACAGATAGATACCGTTTGTATGGAACAATTTTTGCAAATGTTGTGTAATTCTTTCCATTCGACCCTATGATGGCCAATATCTTATAGGGGAAGTGCGTCAGACCACGGAAAGGGCCACCTGCGCTATCTGAGCCTCTCGTCAGAAAGAAACTATTCGGGAGACCTGTATAAGACCCGTCAACATCCGTCACCATCTTGACGTCGGTCTCTGTGTAAATATCCCCAAATCTCGTTTCTGAAGAAGACCAGGATGCCCCTACATTGTATGTTCTTCTTACAACGAATCTGGATGGGAATGATTCAAGTACCGCGTCCTTTACTTTCGTATCGGTTCTTAGTTGGACATCTATCAGACTATGCTCGGGCCGTACTGTCTGATACGGCCATCCTAATGATGGGAGTGTGTGTAAATATGATCCCAGAACATAAATAGAGTCCTCTTTTAGACCTCCATTTATAGGATATAGAAGACCGATAGGTACACACCGGTTCGACAGAATTGCATCTTTCAGAAAGCCTGGGATAGACGCATTGCTTCCTGTCTCTAAGAGCGTGGTGTGGTCTCTCATTGTGACCACAGCCACGGCTGCACCTTCAATGGCCTCCGACTGCACAATAGTCCCAGATACTGTGATAGTCGGTGATGCTGACTGTTCCTTGTACACAATCAAAACGACATTCGGTTCGGATAGAGACCCAAGTAGAAGAGAGTTCCCTAGTGTGTCCTTAAAAATTGGATAACCTGGGCTCGTAGCTGAAACAGGAACGACAAGGGGGAGTTCCCCAGAATCCTTCTTGACGACTACCCCGGACTCGTTCGGGAAATACGCACTGGTGGGCAGCTCCGTATCTGAATCCGGGACGGAATCCTGCAATACTCTTATTCTGAGATATTCTGTCTTCCTGTATGTAATTGCCCCGATTGTTTCATCCTTTATCGCTTTCGTGTAGGCAACTCCAGAAGTGAGAATGAATGTATTGCTATCATTGTAACGCAGGAGGAGATTCTGTCTCGCGTTCACAATTCCAGGAGATGTGATACCGGAATGAAGTTGTTGGAGTGAAGTTTCCCACGCCCGTTTCTCTGTGTAGAGAACATTCGGCGTGACTATCTGCCCGCCCTTTAGCCATCGCGTCCCGTGAAAGTCAGGCATTGCTATCTCACCTATTCATATTTCGTACAGATTCTGGGAAGCCGCTGTACTTCGAGTACCTTACACTCTCTAGGAGACGTGGCAGCAGGGGCCAAGCCCGGATCGGAATCCCCGGCACTCGGGTTGTATATCCAGGGTTCCGAGCATCTTGGAGTGAGATAGAACCGTAGTTTGTCCCCCTCCACAGAGAAAAAGTTGACTCGATTCCATCCTAGAGCGAAGAACTTTATCCTAGACGTAGGCGTTGTCCCGTCTGCATGAGCTCTCTTCCCAATAGATAGCTCCAGAATAGTATACCGATCAAATCCGCTAACGTAACAGCGGAAAGAGTCCCCAGCTGTGGATTCTCGAAAACCGAATTGTATTGTCTTTTCGTCAACGAATCTGAACATGTCATGCTCGTTTGTTCCGTAGTATTCCCACGCATCCGTATCGGTGATATAGACACCTGGGTCTGGGTCCCCACTCCCCCAAGACTCTTTCGGAGGTTCGTATTGTGAATACGGGTTCTTACAGAGAGCTCCTGCGTCTAGGAGACTTGCTCCTGCTCCAGTCTTTAGACTCATCTTCGGGTCATCACCAATGAGTTGTCCTGTCTTATCCGGGTATCCATAGTTCCTGAACCCGGATATTTCGCCGTGACAGTCAGGGAGGACTCTGAGTATAAAAGAACCGTGATTGTTCACCCTGTCTAGATACCAGTTGTAGTCAGTTGTAGCTGTCTCGCGCCGTTTGATTGCCACGGAGATAACAGCGGAATCCGATGTGAACCCTTGTACCCAGACAAACATGCGGTTATAACCTGTTCCTTCTGGGCTATCGTCATCATGGAATATAGGAGCTGCTCCAGCAACTGGTACAATAAGTGGGCTCCTACACATTGTGATGAACTTAGGCAGCTCCACAAGGCATCCTTCAGTTTGATTCGATTTGTACTGTCGGTAATAATCCTCAACATAAATTTCACTCGCGTATTTTTTCGAAAAGATGGGGCCGTCAAATAGAATCTTGCTTGATGTGATAGCGTACCCACAACGAACTGTCGGTTTGTACCGGAGGAGTTCTGGCGAAATGGACGTTTCTGCCGACTTGAATGTTTCAGAATCAAAAGATAGAGCAGAATTTCCGTACCCAGCAGACGCACGTATCATTGTGCCTAACATATACGGAGTTGAGGACTGCAGCAGTACTTGAGACCCACCTTGTGCTGTTGCTGCAATAACCCCTCCGAACTTTGAGTTGATTTGTGTTGCGAGTTCGGTAGCCGTCACCCAATCTGTGTTGTACACGAACAACGTACCAGAAACAGAGAATGCATCCCCATCCGATGGTGTACCCGGGGAGCCCAATTCAGTTTGTCCCACATTCAAAACGGCATTCGATGCGTATACGAGTATCGCCAGTTTCTCCGTATTCGGGTCTCCAATCTGATATACCCGAATAGGAGTGGACTTCTTTGTACTCTTGATAGTTACAACCGACCCATCAGACGTAGCGGTTACGACCCCGGCTATTTTCGAATCTGCTGTTCCATTGATTACAGTAGTGAGGTTCTGTGCAGTTATAGCCGGGTCAGCATCCCAAGTGAATACACTACCTATTGGTGCACTACCTGGCTGAACATTGGAATAGTAGTCATATCCATTTATGTTCAAATGTACATAGGCTTCTGGGCAATCCGACACAATCTGGACAGTTAGTGTCTCTGCCCCGGAACCGGAGTATTGGAAAGGGTATTGAGTGGAAAAGTTTCCAGGCTCGCTACTCGATAGATAGAGTACACCCGGCCTAAAATCCCAGTTGTTGTTGACGACGACTCCTCTGAGAGTCACCCACCCAGATTGCCCAGCCTGAATATCCGTATCCGCTATCCCAGCCACATTTGGCTTATAAGCATCATTCTCGGCTACGGCCCTGTAGAGATACCCTACTCCACTATCCTGTGGTGGGTCGTGCCCGGCCTCTCCAGGTTTGATATACACAATCTGTCCTTGCTTGATGTATTCTCCGGCGGGGAGATAGGCTTTTACTGCACCGTCCAATATTGTGACTTGTTTGCATGATGACAGAAAAGACAGCATGCTCTGGTAGATATGCGTGTCCCTCAGATCCACAAATGTCCACTCCAGAGCATCTCCTGCGGCATCTATTGTTACCTTGCAGTTTGGTAAGTCGTGTAATAGGTCAATTCCCTCGTTGCTCAGGACGAACACTGTAGCATCTTTGTTGGACGCGGATAGGCTTAATTTATCCAGGTCGGTTATCTCAAGGCCTGTTACGGACCCGAATATACTTGTTGAGGATTCGTAGTACCCAGTCCAGTCTTCTCCGTTGTTTCCTAGCCCAGGTTTTGTCTCTGTTACAGATGTTGCTTTTACAGTTATGTTTTCTGATATTGGAGCCCCGGATCCATCAGTACCATATACCGTGAATTGGAGTCCTTGTGTTCCCGGTTTTGTGCCTGTTACACAACATGTAATCCGAGTGGGTCTAGTTGGCTGACTTGACGGCATCACCACATCGCCGTCACTGATGCGACGGATATCTCTAGCCTGGAACAGGATCCTCGGCTTTACATCCACCTCACCTAGCTTATTGATGAAGAATGTATATTCGGCTGGGTATTGTGCGTTCTCTGACGGAATCTTGGTATCCGCCGTAAGAACCGTAATAGGGTTCGATTCCACAAGGACCATCTCGTTCTCAAGAGGCTGAGCGACGGTCACGGAATCCGGGTTTGTACTCTTGTTCAGGTATGGTTCTGCTACATTGTAATACGCGTAAACAATTTCCAGGCTGCCACCATCAGGTATTGGAGATGTCTCGTTTCCAACAGGGTCCAGTGCGATGTATTTCTTTCCTGCGACAATATCTGCGTTACCCAGCATATCCACGCCGTCAGATCTTGTTGCACTCACAATGAGCTTCGGGAAGTGTGTTGTCTTCACAAAGAATGTTCCGGGTATCCCGGTATACTTCCCAGATAAGTCGTCCCTATAAACGTCTGCCGAGACAAATGTCTCACTATAGACGTCTCCGTAAGTATTCCCAACCGCCGATGATCTCCTTTCCACATAGGCATTCGGGTATGTATCCAGGAGTAGGTTGTAGTCTGTTATCTTCTTTCTTGCGTACTCGTCACGGCCTGAGAACACTGGCCTGTTATACGGATAGACAGACTGAGTCAAGTCGACGACTGCATCCGATACACTCACTGAGGATTTCGGTGTGACAACCCCAATGAGAACAGCCCTGTCTGAGTGTTTCCAGAAGAATTGTGGGACACTGGAAATAGTTGCTGTCGCCGGGGACACAAAAACCTTGAATGATTGTATGTATTCTGTGGCCTCAACCGTATCATCCGCAGTTACGGCTGGACGTGACGTCTCTGGCCAATAGATGAGCCAGATCAGATTCGGGCCTGTTGGGTCTCCGAGAAGTAACGAGTTTCCTGTATCTGGGTCAATAAAATGTGGATCCGATGCCAGATCAGGGTTCTCTGGAGTTTGGAGCCAGAATGAGAATCCAGTTGGTCCCCCCTGTGGGCTTATGATCTCAATTGGTTCCATGGACTTCGGGAAGCACTTACCGTCTGTGATATAGAGTTCCAGTGCGTCTGCGCCGTTCCTTGGGAGTATTAGGAGACTATTCTCAGGGTCTACGATCCCATAATCCGCTATATTACTGAATCTCTCGGTCAGACTAGACTTCCAGGCGAGGGATTCCCTCGACAGGTCTGACCCGTGAACTGCCATTCCATCAACCCAGCGTGTACCTCTCAGCTCTGACATTCCTGACTCCAATCATTAGCTACCAGACCCAGGATTCAACACATTCCTGAAGTGTCTGGTGTGGAAAGTATGTACTCCTATCCTGGAGAGAACATAATCTTCACGTCGTCTTGTTCCAGTGGCTACTATCTTTATCTTGGCATATCTGTACACTGTACCAGGGAAGAGTCCGAAAACGTCCAACGTCCCTGATACGGTACTTCTGAACCTGACAATTCGTATGTTCTTCCTTACTGATTCTGGGATGGAGGAGATATCAACAGTAATCTTGGTCCAACTTGCACCTGGCTTTGCAAAAGCGAACTTATAACCAAGATCCGAAGCGGTTGTGTTCAATGGGACGATCGAGGACAAGTCAATGTAACACGTACCAGAGGTACCTGATCCCTTCGCGTAGAACGTGATGGAAGTACCAGGGTTGAACGATCTCGGGAACCTCTTCTCCACTCCGATTGTTGTGGACGCGGAGCCCCCAGAGATGCGCATACACCCAACATTAAGCTCCCCTGCCGGTTGGTCATTCAGGTATGATATTGTGTACGTTCCAGAGGCCCCGTAACTCAGCCCCCAAGGAATGTATGTAGACGTTTTGGATGGGTCACACATCGGGTCTATGGATGCCGGGCGAAGTAAGTAGGGATATGGTGATTCAGTCCAGCTCGTCCATCCAGAATTCAGGCTGTCAGATTGACTGATGTATACCTTTCTCTCTGTAGGCCCAAACTGGCTGTCGAATAGATCTAGGTACACCCCAGCATTTATAGGGACTGGCAGACCAATACTAGCTGGATACATCATATCTAGTGGGGTGGAGAGTTCTAATGTGGGGGTAGCGATTGTATCTGGTATGTAGACGTACTCCCCCCTGTAATGTTTCTCCAATGTCCCCGGCTCAAACGTAACGATATCCCCAATGTATGGAACTGCTGTGACTTGTGTGATAGTGACAGTATCACGACCGCACGAAATTATGTCCCCTACACTGAAGACGCCAGATTCCACATACCAAGACGTTGCTCCGCAATCCGAATCAACGAGTAGATGTGAGCATTTATCCCGTGCCCACACACCATCCACATTTTTCATCATTGTGGCTGTGTAGGATAGGTCAGTCGCAGACATTACTTGTAGGTCAGATGCGTAAAGGACAGAATACTGTGGTCGTTTTTCGATGTGTGCCACAGCGGGGTATTGCACAGACCTAGCCCTATCTGTTGCTTCTTGGGCCTCCATATCTGGGCGTCTCTTTGCTGTGATTGTGTATTCTGTACTTGACCCAGGCTGATTAGAGCCTATAACCACTACATCTGGATCAATGAAAGTTGTGGAGATAGGCGTTCCAGAAACGGAGACAGATAGGATACTCTGGCACGGAACTGGAAGTCTGAAATACCACGCGCCGGCCACCTTGGTTATGTCTCCAGCAAGATCTTGTTCAGCCTCTGTCCCATGCATGACTATGCTATACGTGTACGAATCCAGCTCCCAGTACTCGTTGACACGTATATACGTCTCCTGTTGGCCGAATGGGAGGGAGTCATTATATAACGTCACAGTTCCATACGAACTCTGTACTTGGTCCGACTTATCCTGGGCCAAGAAGAGTGACCCATAATCTGAGACTGCACCAGTTGCAACTGTAGTTACCGTAATTGTATCGCCTGGACTAACACTCCACATACGGGTTGGAAGTATTCGGATCGGGCACAGATCAGGATACGGGCCAGACTTATACACACACTTCCTGGAGTACGTGTCAGGATTCTTGGAAGTCCCAATGATAAGAACCCTCCCATAATTACCTACATATGCTGCTGTCAGATTGTGAACCGGAGAAATTGTTCTATTCCAGGCTGATACGAAGTTTGCTACTGTTGTTGCGAGATTGGCTGTATATTGCCAGTACTGGCTCGTATTACTTGTAGAACTCGCTATAATCTCCGTATCATTCACTGTCTCCGTTGTCGGTGTTTCTGGCCACGCCAATGAATCCTGGACGTAATTGGCTACAACAATAGAATCTCCGTCTGTGAATTGGGTCGAGAGAAGATCAATCTCAAATATTGGCGCGGCTCCAGGGTATGTCTCTCCGGTAGAGGTCACAGTGATGGTCTTACCAACTACTGATATACTCGCATTGGAAATGACATTCCTAAACGTATCAGATATGACGGTATAAGAAACTGGAGTATTTGCTGCCGCCCCGGATACTCCTATTGTCGCCGAAAGATTAATGGCCTCTCGGTAATCCGTCCCACCAAGATACCACCCATCTGGATTCTCTAGGAGAGGGAGAGACCCGAACCACGCCTTCAGATAGTCCAGAATGGCCTTTCTGGTTGTGTGATTCGCGTAGAGAGCTTGGAGAGCGCCACGGGTTATGGCTCTTGCTGACTCAATTGTCTCCCAGTCTACTTGTGGCGTTCGAGTCAGCGGCAGGTAGTCCCTAAGAATCTCTTGGAGTCGTACCTTATTCTGTGACAGCCATGGGTGTAGCAGAACATCTATCTCCCCGATGGAACTAAGAACGACGGCATAGAACCCCCACAATAAGATGGCCCAATTCGCAGTAAGAAAATCAAGTCTTACTGTTGCTACGATTTCGTGCAGGCTATTGTACCCAACTGCCGTGAGTTTTATCATACCAGGACTGCATCTAGGCAGGTAGAACTCATACGTTCCAGACACTGGGGTAACTGTTGCTATTCTGTTTGTCCTGTCTACTGGTGAACCATACCACTCTCCAAGGTACACATCAATCAAAGTGATATCTGTGGAGCAAGCACCGGTTATCTGAGTTGGTCTGGTTATTGGGGGGAATGTGTACTTATCTTTATAGTAGAAATTACCATCGTGGACGGCAGCAGTGAGTGTCCCCCACAATGGGAGTATGGGGACCCCAGATATGGATTTTGGTGGATACATCTCCAAATACGACATTCACTAGCTCCAAACAATGGTGCTTGTATCAATGTATGTATATTCGTTCCGGCCCACAGATATGCTCTCTACGACGTCTGGTGATGGGCCATCCGAGAATCTCGTGAAAACGAGTGTCGAAATCCCACTTACATTGTTGAGGAGGTCCAATCGGATATCCGATGGTGATAGGAGAGTCACACCATCTCCGAATTTGTACGTATTCAGAACAGTTGACAGTCTGGATGTTATATCCGTCCGTAATTGTTGGATTGAGTATCCAGTTAGGGCTGTAACTGAGATGGACACGTATACGTATTTTCTCTTCCCGGAGAATACTACAGTGTCCACTCCGGCGATTTTATTCTCGTCCTTCAGGAAATATTCCTGAAGTGCAGAGACACTACTGTCGTATGTGTATACCACGGTGAGTGGTGTGGCATTCGTAATGGTGGACCCAACTGGTATGGTCAGAATATCAGATGCGTATATGGACCCAGAGAGGTTGGAGGTATCCGCTGTGAGCGCATAGTCTGTACCACTTGTATAACGTGCTCCAGTACTCGTATTGTAGACCCCAACTAGGGCTACCACTGGCTGCTTCAGGAAAACATGAGGAGCCCCAGTAGCCATATACGTGAACGAGTCTGATGCTTGTACTGGGATGCCCCCAGTCACATAGATATCTCTAGGGACTGCACTTGGAACGCGGAGTATCTCTGGATCAGACCCAGAGAATACCGCAACATCAACTATCTCGGGTCTCTCTTTCCGTACCTCTCTGGATGTTCCAGCTTCGCTAGACCTATCAGTCCCAGACAGTACTTCCACCAATACGGATGCGAACTCTGTATTCGTCTGTATATCCCTTCCTCCAGATATTGCGGATGCGTTGTATACACTATCAATCCCACTGATGTTGTTCCCAAGAGACTTTATCTTCCCTACTCCAACATTATATGAGGCCCCTGGTTTCGTCGCTATGACACTAGATTCGATACTCCACCTGTTTCTTGATGGGTCGTAATACGATGGAGCAAGAGACTTGTACATTGTCACGGGGGACTCTGTCACATAGGCGAGTTGGGTATTCGGAACTCCAACGACAGTTCCAGCCGGGATTAAGATATCAGCGTTTGGTGGTGATGTCCTTTCGAACCGAACCACTCCACGAGCATAAGCCCCTAAACCTCTTTCTACACCGAATGTAGCCCCGAACTCATCCAGATCCGCTGGATCGAGCTCTGCCGCATTCCCCAATGACCTGAGCTTCGATGCGTATGCAATCAGTGATTCCAGGAAGGCCAATTGGGTAGCCTGCGGAGTGACCGCCAAGTCCAGAATCGGGCCACTAGAGGCGTCAGCCACAGCATCAAGATTGGTGATGGCCTGGACCATCTGCCGTGTGATTTCCTCTTCACTCCTACTTCTCATATCAGCCTCACGCCTTCAACGTAACAGGACGTCGAAGAATACACAATTTCACAGGCTTAGGTCCTTTTCCATTCCGGATGGTCAAGACAAAAGCATAATCAGTCCTTGAAGAGCCCCTAACTCGCTCTGCCGACACTCCATATACCGCATACAGAGTTTCCTCCGGGCTCAGATAGGGCTGCTTGGCCTGGAGGGCCTGGTATTTCTCTAGAGCAGACACAACTCTGAACACAATCTCAGCGGGTATGGACTCACCAATTTCACCAATCATATCCGAGAGTCCTGCACCATACCCGTTCTTCTTCCTCCCCACAAGAAGACATTCAATGATGTCCTGACGGAGCTTCTGTTCCCCAGTGACCATAACAGGGGCACCCGATTCGTCGAAACTAATATCTCCTGCCGTCACTTTGAACGTCTTCACCATACTCCTCCGCCATCAACAGTCTGCCTACACATAGATCCCCGAAGTATAGTCTCAAGCATCTTTATCTATCTGGATATTCTGTGGTGAGGCTATTGTCTTCGAAGACTTGTCACACAATGTAGAAGTAGGTACAACTCTGGAGATGTGGATGTGATTCTTGTGGTAGGCGTCTGTCCCATATGAAGGCCCCTTACATTCTCTGGACCCTAGACTGATGGCCGTACTTTGTAACGTTTTCACCGGGTATGAGTCGCCCAGACTCGTGATAGATGTACCATTGATCGCAGCAATGTCCACGGCTCCACCCTTATAGTGCCAGCTCGTCCTAGCGTGGACACCTTCAGTGGTAGATGATATTGTCAGTGTTCTTATTGGAAGTACCTTCGAAACCTGCTGCACCAATAGCTCAAACCACTGCTTAAACTGAGGATGTACAGGATTATTGGCCCCTGGGTGGAACAACAAGTGTACAGTCGTCCCTGGGGCCACTTGGACATCCTCTAGATACTCCCAGCCACATGCAGATCGGTCTGTCACCCTTGATGCTGTTCTGCTGTCCGTGCTCGTATATGGGTGAACAGGGGACGCCCCAAACATAGTGAGACTGTTTACCCAGGTGTCTAATCTACCCTTTGTGTCTGTTGTGTCCATGTGCTCCGCTTCCAATTCTCTGAGCTCATATCGAATCGATTTGACCTTGTAATCCAATACGCGCCACGACTCGAACTGCCTTGCATGGTCCTTCTGCAGATCCTCCAGCAGCCTTGTCAATTCTGTTTCTTCGTCTTTGGTCTTTGGAACCTTTGACAAGATACTGCTCAACTGATTCAACTCCTCGTCAATCTCACGGAATTCACGTTCATACTTCGCTAGTTGCAGATTCAGTACCCTCTTTCTCCAGAGGATACTTTCCTCTTTATCCTCATACAGGATGGACTGTTTCGTTATCCCATCCTGGAGTACACCAAGATTCAGAGAACCCATTTCAGACAGTGTGGATTCCGCAGTCTTAGAGATCGGAGCAGTATCTGTACCATTTCCAGTAGGAACAGATACTGGTGTCCCAGGAAGCTCCAACGGCCCACCCGGGTATTGTGTGTCTGTGATTCCAGTATAGTTCAGACTATTTAACGCATCCAGTACATTCGTACCGGAAGCTACACTCCTCACTACCGAAGCTCCAGACGCGAGGACGAGGGCTCCATCCGTCCCAGCTGTGCTCGTTGGTATCATTGAAGATACCTTTGAGGCGGCGGAGAACACATCTGCCGCACTCTTATTCTGTGCCACGAGTCCAAGGACATAATAGGTCTGTGTCAGGCTATTGGCCGTATATACAGCCTGTTGGAATTGTGTGTACGCACTCGGTAACGGGATAACACCTGAGACCCCCGGTAAGGAGGATAGCTTTGGAAGCCCCAGGTTTTTTGCGACCTCGGAGTTTATCCTAGAGAAGAGATAATTATCCACGATACCAAGGTCACTCAGAACCTGAGACACCCCGAGTGCCGAATAAATCTGCGAGAAAGATAATGCTTCTTGAACTTGCTGAATTATAGAGTTCTGTATATTCTGTAGCGCCTCAACGTTCTTCGCGATGCAATCGAGCGCATCCGTTACTGTGGATAGTTTGTCGCTGACCTTCTCCACATCCACGAACCCATCCATCCCAGCATACCGCATGAGATTCGTGAGTGCAGTTAGTTTTGTCAGGTCCCCCAGATTCTTGATATTGAGAAGGCTCTTTACAAGAGCCATATTTGCAGGGTTCGCCAGCCATAGCACCACTCTGAGTACTCTCAAACTCTTCCAGTCTTTCGCCTTTCCTATCTGGACCTGAGGTAGTTTTGATGTGACTTCCCGGATGTTCGGGAGTCCATCCAAGAGTCTCGGTACTATATCTGTTCCTGTCTTACATGCCATCTTACGTCGCCTTCGTTTTCGTCGTCAAAACACCTTCGGGTGCCGGGCCTGACACTGGGCCTGATACTCCGTCTCCTTCCTTTACTCCAGTATGGGTGTGGGACATGAATACAGGAATGAAGGTTTCGAGGAGCAATCGTAGTGTGGCTGTGTCATCACCAAGACGTACATCGGGGGCAGAAACAATAGAAGTCCCGATGGATTCTAATCTAGATGTCTTGTCCCCGGACACAACGCTTTCTAGGGCAGATGAAACCCGCACGTCTTTATCCGCCCCGATGGATATCGTTCGGGCGGATATATCCATTTCCTTCTCTGCGATGACATAGGCTTCTGAACCAGCTGTCAGAAAGACGCGCTTACCAGACCCAACTACAGTGTCTTCCTTTGCCTGTGTGGAGATGGACCCGGCAGAAGATACGGAGACATTCTGTGCACCTACAACAACATCCCCAGTCTCCAACATGATTTGGAGATTCCCTCCAAGTAACTTCATGAGTACCCCCACTGTAGCTGTTGGAGGAATCATGAGAACAAGATTTCCCTCATCGTCCATACGTGTGTCCACAAAGAATGAGTTCTGTTCATTGTGTACACGCATACGGAATCTTAGGTTTCCTGATGTATCTGGGTCTTGTTCTTCAGAACCGGAATCATCTACCACGTGTCCAGCTCGAACATCCATTAGTCTTGGACCGCTAGAGGGGAGATCTTCAGATAGACTGGAAGCAGGGTCGCAGGCAACGCTCAGTTCAAAAGCCCGTAACTCCGTACCTCCCTTTGAGATAGGTTTACCGTCGGTCGTGCATACAACTTCTGACTTTCCGATCTTTCTTTTTACAGTTCCTAATTTCGCGTATGTGAGGTCAGAAGCCTGGGGGGATTCCAACGAGATATGCCCGGCTTCAGCATGCAATTCATGGCTGTCTCTATTGAGCTCAAGGAAGACTGTACCAGCGTGGGAAAGATATCTCCCCATGTTGGTTTCCCAGTGCCCAGCCCTGCCGATTGACATTGTGTCGTTCTCTCCCCCAACGAGGGAACGATAGAGAGAGATACCTTCTTTGTAGTTCTGAATGTTCGGCTGCGACGCATTGTCATAGAAGGCTATTATCTCGATTAGACCCTGTGGTCTGTAGGATACTAGTACAGGGGTACCTGGTGTTGGGATATGCCGAACCCAATTGGTTCCTTGGACCACTCCAGGATTGAGTGTAGCCGTTCTGACACCTCCCAGGTCACTCAGCGTAATCTTGCATTGGTACGTATCCAGGTCTACGGATTCTACAACGCCTACTAGTAATCTGGTCCCGTACCCTACAGTACTCGAACCCAGTGTTGGCTGTTCTTGGAGATTATATTTCCTCATTCTAGCCTACCTATACGGTGTAATCTTGATACCAGGACTCGGAGAGAAATCGTTCGCCGGTGGCGAAGGAGGCCCGGATTTGGACGGAGCCGGAGATGGTGAAGCTTGCTCAGGATGCCCGTCCGAAATATCCTGTTGAGATGGTTCTGGGGTTGTCTCAGAGGTGTTATCGACTTCCTGAGATACCGCATCCAATTCATCCGACTCGGTCAATTTACCATACTGTAGTGGCTTCGTCGCCTCAGATGACCCTATGAGCCGGAACTTGAATCCACCATCCTTTGTTGCTGTTATCATTCTGATATAGTTTAGGTCTACTGACATCGTTGCTTCAGACATATATCCGATGTTTGTCTCAACGGATACGATATTCCCTAAGAGTGCCTTATAAGTGACAATATAAGGTCTGTTTGGAAGTACGGCAGGGTCAAGAATTGCCATGGACACAGATGCAGATCGGATATCTGATACAGCTCTTGCTGCCATCAGTTTCACGAAGTAAGTTAGGGCCTCCTCCGACCTGAGGAGAGGATTTGAGACCTGGAGTACCCGGATACCGAAACGTGGTAGCATATTCGACAGAATTCCATGCGCCTTTCTTATGATCTGTTCTACCTCGGCTGACCCGGGCACTCTCACATTGGTGAGACTACCATTCGCGACTATCCATGTGTATGCCAAGTCGTCAGATTCTGTTACGGTTACAGAGGTACCGCCAGCATCGTGGACTAGAGATGTTCTGCCGTAGTCTCCAAGGTCATACGGGGTCATATCGAAAAATGGGAACTCCGCTACAACATCTCCAGATGGGGTTTCCAGTACTTGGTAATATAGATAGTCAGCGACGTATTTCTTTATGATATCCAGTCTCGTCTCGAACTCAGATTGCCACGCCCCGACATCTGCAATGGATTTTTCAACGATTCTGTTGTAGTTTTCAATGGCCTGGTCTGGGAGGAGTATATGTAAATGCCCCCTGTCTGGGGCGTAGTCACCAGAAAACCCGCCAACAGAAGAAGTAACTTCTCCTTCTGGACCGAACCCTGATGACTCTCCTATCCTCACCACGTCCGCGTATGTTAGTTCTGGGTGTATTGCGTCTTGCCAGGCTTGCAATTTGTTCTTATCAAATATCTGGATACCACCATTCCCACTCCCGAGTGTAAACCTGCCAATACCGCGTACGGACGCGGCTCCACCAGTAATTGGAGATGGTCCGTACTTATTCAATTCCGGGCTGTTCCCTATAACTAAGATGCCGAGCAATTGTGGGAGTGAAAGGTCTGTGAACATGCTGGTCAGACCTTCTGTAAGGAGTATGTCCCCCATTGCGAATTCTGTATTGTCCAGTACGTCCTCATAGATGCTGATATTCGTAGTGACCCTTGCTAACCTTAAGAGTCTTGTCGCAGCCCCTTCACAATTCAGTGTGATTACAGAGATACCTGTTGATATGTCATCAGACAGAGATACCATGCGCACATACCCGGTGAAGGCCCTGTACCAAACAGGTTCGGCGCTCGTGTCAGTTATATTGTACCGATACGGATGGCGATAGAATATGGTAATCGGGTCCCCAGCACTAAAGACTGGCATACCGAGTGCCAGATCGAATCTAGTGTCTTGCCAATCTGAAGAGTCAGGATTCTCTGGGAATATGTGGAACAATTCTGGTACCATAACAACTCTTGACTTCCCTATCGCAGAGTTCACAGCATCTTGGCAGATATCCCGCATGGTCTTCCCATTCGGGCTCTTTGCGACTTGTATTTTGAGCTTATTCTGTAGGATATCTCTTTTCAGGGCTTCTGAATACAATTGGGCATCTGGAGAATCTGGCTGTACAATACCCTTTAAATCACGTTTTTTGATTGTGAAAACATTGTTCACGTTCTTTATCACAATGGTACTTGAGTTCCCACCATTCTGTAATGGTGCCAATCTGGTGCTGACATTGCTCACCCACTTCGTGATGTCCCGTCCGCACACGTAGACACGGACGTCGTTCTCCACGCAGAATACAGAATGCTGCGCACCAGATACGTTTCCAGGCCCTGGTATGTACTCCTGATCCGTACTGAGATCCAGAAATCCTGGCATTGGTCTACCCTTATAGTACCGTGCCTACTTGAGTGGCTAATTCACTCAATGCACTAAGAGGGGGTACCATCTTCAACACGACAACGTCTATTGTGTATTCCACATTGAATGGATTTCTTGCCTCCTCTGCAAGGGATAATTGATTGAGGAATTTCACTTGCATCTTTACATCTGGGAACAGAATTGTGTGGTAGTCTAGAGTGACAATGTTGGGTTTGCCCGACGTCGTGAACGCTGGGGTTGCCGTCAGCTCACAGAATCTGTAGAAGACTTGCCGCTTCTGTACAGATGTTATGGATTGAAGTCTCACTGGGCCGGACGTCTTCTGCTTCTGCTCCGCGAAGAAAGATAGGGGATAGAGACCACCTGTCTGCATTGTGATACTCAGAGTCGGGAGGTCTAGCGAGGACCCATCAGGTGCTTGCCAGTCATAGATGACTGTCCCGCCAAATGCGTTCGTCCGTGACCTACGGAATGGGATATTCCAACGCACGGAAGCCGGGTTGATAATCTGAACAATCCGATCCTGCCCAGTTTCGTCCCACTCTGTGCAAGACCACACAAACGAGCTGGAAGACCCGGATTTAGCTCTATCCCCACCAGGGGAAACGGCGTGGTCAGCGGAGAAATCTACGGCTTGTGCGGCCTCAGAGTCTGAGAGGACCGTTATAGGAGAGTTTGGAGGAATTGGGTCTTCTGGCATTTCTCAGTCCTATTGTGTTACGAGGGAAGGAGATCCAGTTGGTGTTGGCGGAAATACGTTATTCGTACTCGCCGTCTGGTTTCCAACATCTGTTACATAGATAGTAATCTGTTTTCCAGTAACAGGGTCATATATCTTCGTGGCTACTTTACCCTTCGTGTCTTTACTACTCGTCTCTGAGAGTTTCTGCAGTATGTAGGACATCCTCTTCTCGTCGTTTCCTACCATATCTCCATAAGTTGTCATCAAGTAATTGATTGGAACATTCTTCCCTCTTGAAGACCTTGCTTGTATTCCACCATACACCGCAGCGAGGATGTCTCTCTGGTCCTCTGGTACTTCTGTCCCAAAATGCCGTAGCGTAGCAGAAGCTGTGGCTAGGTCTGTCGCCGCCTCTCTCAGAGCCTTGGAAGTTTTCCTCCATTCCTGAACCATCTCCACTCCGAGTTTCCCCATCACTCCTATTTGGTAAGCGCTGAATGCGATTCCGGCAGCATAGGGGTTCCCTCCAGACATCGCCAATGCTCCACCAGCGGAGATCCCGGCTTCCCCGAATGCCTGAGCGGTCGTCATGTTCTCATTCGCACGAATGGCACCCGCCATCGCACTAACCATCCCAGTCCCGATGGCAGCTCCTGTGGAGATTCCCCCTCCGGGTCCTGGAAGTGCAATGGTGGTATTCGTACCAGGAGGCAATCCACCTCTACCAGACCCACCCCTTCCGGTGCCCCCAGCGATACCACCTGTCCCTAGCACCCTCTCGATAGTATCCAGTGCTGCACGATAATCCTTGCTAATCCTTGTTATCACCCCCAATGCTGTGAGAGCACCTCCGACCACTGCCGCAGCAGCCAGGATCTTCGGATCTCTTATGATCTCCTCGCCATAGCGTTGAGTCTTCTCTAATACGGTTAGCTGACTTCTACCTATTTCGTTTGCGTCAGCTAAATACTTTGTCATGTCCTCTGCTCGGTCCAGGATCTTCTTTGCGTCAGCACCAGTGGTAGCAGTCTCGACGAATTTCTGCGTCCCTTGCAATCCCTGTTGGAGGGCTAGATACTCTTGTGGCCCCCTAACTCCAAATATCCCAGACCCGTATACCTGCGCTACGCCTCCACGAGGGAAGAGTTGATTCATTGTCTGTTGTATCGCTTGGAATGCTTCCTTGGACTGATTGAACGTTGTAGCCATCAATAGAGACCCAGCACCTGGAGTCTTTGACAGTAGAGCGAGTGCCTCTTCCGTGGTAGTTGGAGCTTTCCCTCCGGGGCCTACTAGTGACGCTGCAGCCGTGAGGATTCCAGACTGTGCCTGGGCGCTGAGTTTACCCCCCTCGGCGAGTGTCCTCTGTAGTTGTGGTATCACACGCTGTGAAATGAGCAGAGAAACACCTCCCATACCTATTCCAGATATCCCGCGGAGCGCAGAGGAGGCCGCATCCATAGCCACACGTTCAGACATACCGAATTTCTCCAGATTCTTTGTGGCTGTGGCTATGAACAATGCTACGTTCTCAAACTCCGCACCAGATGATTTCATGGAGACGGCGAGATCATTCGACACCCGGACTAAGTATTGCTGGCCTATCCCGGCTTCTTTAGCATATATGGCCACTCTAGAATACCGTACTGCTGCGGTTTCTAGACTCTCATTCAAGGATTTCTGTTGGTCTATTAGTTGAGACGTTAGCTCTGGCATTCCGATGTCGTGTATCTTCGACATCGCTGCGATCTGTTCTGTATATCTCTCTGTACTCCTCTCAACCTCTACAATATTTCTGGACTGTACGATTGTGTTTTGCAATATTGCCGTTCTAGTGGCGTCTATGTCACCTCTGAGTTGACCATACCTATTGGCAATCTTTGTATACGTTAAATCCAGATTCCCGAGAGCCGATTGGGCTTTGGCGATACTACCAGGCAACATCTGCCCGTATGCAGCCGCCACGTTGGATACTATCTTGTACCCCTCAACGTTAATCCTATTGATCTGATTGAGGGGTCCGGCTATCATAGCGAGAGGCTTCAGGATAGCCGGGAGTCCATCAGACAGTCTGGAGGAAACAGTTGAAAGTAAACTATCGGTAAATGACCTTCCCCAACTCTCTCCTACTTTCTTTGCCGCTAATGCCTGTGCGCTCCCAGCCTTCTCGACTTCCCTCTCCAGAGACATTCTGGCACGGCGAACCGCTTCGTCCAGGTCCCTCCCTGCCTCTCTGATGGACCTCTTAAATGTGCGACCAAATACTCTTGTTGTGGCATTCTCGAAGTCGTCAAGAGACTTCGTTGACGCTCTGAGTAGATCGGCTATTTTCTTCAGGCTGTCTATATCTGTCCCATAATCTTTTTGCGCCACTTTCAATCCTCTTTTTGATACCCATCAATTCCCAGAGCCCAGGCATTTGAGGGGTCATCCTCAGGTCTCTGGTATTTCTGCTTCTTCCTGAGCCTATCAACACGACGCGCCATTGCCTGTAGTTTCACGAGCTCTGCTTGGTCGATATCAATCCCAGGGATCTCCTTGGGTTTACTATCCTCAGGTCGGATGTCCACGATTGCTCTCGCTCTTTCTTTCATGTGCTCTGTAATCTCAGGGTTTATCAAGAGCGCGAGTGGAGTGAAGATACCCTTTGGGCTAGTCCGTTTCGGGATTCCAACACTATCGGCTATCTCTTCTGGAGGGGTGTCCTCGGTCGTGGGGCCGCTGAAAAAGATACCCCTCAGTGTATCCGCGTCCAGGAGAGACCCAAGATGCCGGCCAATCATTTCAGACAACCTCTCCTCCTTTTTGGTCGCGGCCATAACATAGAAGTAGAACTCTACTTCCGACATGCCCCTGAAACTCTTCAGAGGCATGTTGAGACTCGACACAACGAGGAGAAGGTCGTCTACGACGTTCTTGTGTTGATTCGTCCAGGTCCCACTCACTTCCCCTGTTGCGACGATGCGAAAAAACTATTCCGCTTCTCCCGCCACGGTGTTACACACTGTGAGAGATACAGTGAGTAGAGACTCTGGAGTGTTTCACTACTTAGACTATTAAGCCACGTAAGGAGATGTGCCCAGACACTTTCCCGGACGAAATTCGCCATGATCTCGTCCACACCTGCCTGATTTATGTCCCGCCGGGATTCCAGACTCTTCTTTAGAGTCTCTACATCGGCAGCTACCTCTTCTGCGAAGACCGTCTCTACTGGTACATCATTGATGTGGGTACAGCACACTGCTAGAGTCGGAGCTATAGACGCAGTTGTTTCACCAATTGTGCCAGAGTAGTCAGAGAGTATCTTTCCGTCTCTCCAGACAGCTGCACGTTGAGAAACATCCGGAACAAAAGTAAACTTCACCCCACGCAATTCAACAGTTGTAGGGGGTGGAGTTTCTGGGCAAAGAATTTCCAGGACTTCATTCAGTATAGAATTGGCCTTCATACTTACCTCCTACGTTAGGACTGTTTACGATACTCTGTATCTCCCCAAAACATGGATTCGGGCTGTCTTCTTGTACAACTTATTCCCGGCTGCTTCGTATGCGTCTGGGTTGTTCTCGGACAAGAAGCACCCATAATAGACATCTGTAATCAGACGACCGTTAGGGAGCTCCCAGACTTCGTGAATCTCAAACGGGTTTGCCTGGTCCGCAAGGTGGATGAGAGGGTCCGAAGATGCACCGATTGCGACCTCCAGCGGCTGAGTCCATAACTCGAAGCCCTGGACCTCAATCTCATCAGTCTCTACGACTCCTGGCACCTGATCCACAGCCCGGCCCGTCGAGAACCGATTCAATTCGAATACCTTGGTCACTGGCCTCGACTGCCTAGGAGAGAATCGTTCGATTCTTCCCACGGTTTGGCCGTTAACTCGGATGGTTACTGCGTGGGTATGTCTCGTCCCACCAGGGGTCACTGGGATTTGGGGTGTGAACGGAGACTGAGTACCAATAGGCATTTTAGCGCCTCCTCATTACACGTTGGCGATTGTCGGTGTACCTTCAGAACCGAAGAGAACCTGCTGATCCACGAAATACTCACCAAATAGGTGTTTCACAGGGTACCGCAGGAAGAAAAAGTACTTGAAGTTGTACCCGGTTCTAGACCCGGTGACGCGGGCTACATAGATGTCCTTGATTGGATTCAGTGACCGGGTTATACCTGTCTCCGTTTCGTAGGGAGCAATAGTCCCCTCTGCAACAAGAGACGTGAGAACCAGGGCTACTTCTGCTCGTATGGCCGAGATAGCATCAGCAGTGGATTTGTACACACCACCTATGATCTTGGCATCCAACCGAGCATTCATCGTCTTTGTGACAGCATCTTTCTGTACGGTCGCTGACGGCTCGTGTACGTCCTCCGACAGACTGTGCACCGTACACGTGTCGTATACCCGTATCAGACTACCGAGTTTCTGGAGGCAGAGCAGATCATTTCCAGCCCTATAGTCGAGCTCAGACTGGAGAAGGGTCTCTACATCCGAGAAACCAACGATCTCCCTCCGGAGAAGAGTATCCGATGGGCTCTGGAACGTATCTTGCAGAGCCGCCAATGCCGTGGCGATTGACCACGCTGGGAGTGTGCCCGTCCAAGTAGTGCTGTCTCTTAAGAGGAACTGTCTTTGTGCCCAAGTATTACCGACGAGGACATAGCGTCCAAGGGCGGGGGATGTCGGAGGCAACTGCATGGAGACCTTTGCTTCGTAGACTAGCGTATCTGGAGTACTCATATCCCCGGAGGGAGTCCCCATGGGCATCCAGAACCATCCCATTCGGTATTTCTTCTCAATGGGGGATGAGCATTTCTCGATGCTCGTCCTTAGAGCGCTCCGGATTGTGTCCGTGGACTCCAAGACCACTACATCGGTGATTTCAGTTTTCTCCTCGGACGCTTTGATGCCATTGATGTAGTCCACGTCACTGTAGACACCGTCTCCGTCTGGGTCGCTAATTTGGACATAGTACAGGTAGGGTACTCCTTGCGCGAAGGCAATGTCCCCGGCAAGCGCGAGGAGATTCTGTTGCGTCTTCCCGCCTACCTCATCCCACAAGGCGCTGGCACTGAAAACAAGTCGCGGGGTGTTGTACATACCAGAAGGCTTATCGTACGCATACGATACGTAGTAGATAGCCCCGTATGCAGGAGAATTCCCAGACCACGGGTATTGGATGGTGATTGGGGTCTGAGAAGATGGGTCTGAGCTGAAAGTCACATAAACGGTTCCAGTGAGGTTGGATACAGAAAGAGAACCACCTCCAGAACCCGTAGCCGTCACAGTACCAGTAGGAATGTGTGACAGGATTGTGTAGTATGTCCCTGGAGTACCAGTGATGATGCCTGTGTAATCCTTACGGATATCTGATGTACTCTTGGATTCAACTACAGTCTGTGAAACCCCCCATTTTATCTCCCCAGTATTTGTCACATGGAATGTGTAGATATCCCCAGATGTAAACGTTCCAGAGAAGGCTAGGACGATCCCGTCTTCTAGAGAGACACCGGAAGATGATGTTGTCGCGGTTCCGGACCCAGAAGAGACCGTATTGCCGTGCCAGTTGAATGTGGCTGTCCCTACTGCGCCGCCAGTCGCTATTGTAATTGTGTAGGTTCTTGGTTCGAGAGCCTTATAGGTGTTCCCAGTCCCATAAGACACAACACCAGAACCAGAATTGCTCCCCGAGGCCGTTATCGTACCAAAAGAAATGTTTGGGGTGTAATCAACTCCGTTGGTGTAACTCGTGATTCCTGGCCTATCCCCAATTCGGATAATAGACCGAATATCTGGAGGGGTATCCCCGACAGTGTCTAGTGTTGCGTTTGTACTCTGATAGGAGAAGTAGTAAGTACCTGAGGCCTTATACGCCTCAGACATGATATAGATGTGGGTCCCGTCAATGTACCCCCAGTACTTCTTATCAACGGTAACGTAGTTCGTACCGTCGAAGTACTCAAGGATGCTGGTTTCCTTCACCTCGTTTGACGTGTAGTTCAGCCCCGCAGCATGTTGATATCCTAAGGAGGCCGAGAAGGAGACAGGCTCCTGATATCGGTATCCCCTACGGATCGCTACATCGTATTTTTCCAGCGTCTTTAGTCCAGGACCCACAAGACATAATACACGAGGTACGTTCGCGGTGATAATTGTGTCCGCAATACGTCCTTCAGATATATACGGTCCAGGCGGAAGATATTGTGTAGGCATCTTTGGTCTCCTCTCCTATCCTACCGTGTTCCAGTATTCGTTGATACTCACAGCCGGAGTAAAGTCATATGGATACCTCAATAGGTATGGAGTACGTTCTCGAATTGTATACGTCTTCTATTACAATATCAGCCACCCCCGGACTCATTGCGAGCACAATACCCGTCGGGCCGATGTTTACGACGTCTGGGTTGGTACTGCCGAATTGGTAGGCTCCAGACCCACCAGAAAATTTTGCTTGAAACTTTGTACCGACTCGTAATGTTGCCGGGATATTCGTGTGTATGAATGTGATAATTGTGTTTTCGTCCAGGGACGAATAAGCATACGGCTCTGCCTGTGCAGAGACTGCATCTTGAGTCACATCTGATGGAAATGCCTTTACGAATACAGTCTCTTCGTATGCTATCCTGAGTGTTACAGATTCTGTGACAATTCTGTGCTCTGGGTCATCATCACGTGGATTGTCAGACCCTGGGGTTCTAGAAAATGGTGCGTTGTATAAGATATTGTATCTTCCACCTGTGAAAGTCTTATTCAGGCAGAAGTTTACATCATTCAGTGCCATAAGAAGACCAGTCACCACAGAATCCCCGAGCGAATCAAGAGTGTCCTGGTCACCCGCGAATAAATCTAGCGTGATCGTACCATCTGGGCAATAACAAGAATACCCAAGGTATTTCTCCCCAGATTTGTTATCTATGTAGGATTCTGTAGGCCCTGATCCTACTTGTCCAGTCTGAAACTCCCCCTGGAAGTTCGTCAGCACGACTGCTGGTATCTCTTGTTGTATCCTGGCTAGACGCTTGATTATGGTCAATCTACGCTTGGCTGGGTCTTCCTCATCCACGGAGAACTCAAAGACACTGGGTACGACTTTCAGTTTTTCCAGTGTGAACTCCTTTGAGAAGATGGATTTTAGAACTTCCAGAGTACTTGATTTGATATTGCTGATACTCCTCCCGTATCGGAAGTGTATCCTGCCGACTTTCGTCCTCGGCATCAGAACACCTCCGATAGGATTTCGTGTTCCTGGACTGGCCGGATAGAGAGATCTTGCCAGAGAGCCCTATCCCCCGGATCTCCTCTGTTCACAGCAGTTACTTTGTAGCGTTCCCCGGAGTTTATTTTTACGATGAGATCCGTGTCCAGTATCTTAGGTCTCGGGTTAACCGTAAACTTCATCGAGGATATGCTGGTGACGAAGCCGAGATCCGTAAGTTTCTTTGCAATCTCTGAGAATTGAGCCTGCTCTACTTTTAGGATGTCTTTTCCTGTCTTCCATTTGACGTGGAGTCCCTGAAAGTATAGAGGTACATCGCCATTTGGACTGTAATTTTTGAACTCAACCCGGAACTGTGTTTCTAGAGTCCATGGCGGTTTCCCAAGCCCAAGGAGAAAATCACCAAACATAGACAAGTTCTTCCATGTCCCAGTGCTCGTATCGAGGAAGTACGGTATCAGTTCTCCCCCGTATTCTGATGGGTATATCCCATACAATTTATACCCATCATAAGCCAAGGCAGAATTGATGTAAACACGTTCCCCAGTGAGTACACCACGTGCGTCTTTTTCCAACACGATTGGGGTCGGCCTGATGTCTGCGTATTCCTCGTCGTCCCAAACTTCTACTCCATCAAGATCCGAGAATGGTGCCGTTGAATCGAGTGTGTACTTTGTATGCCCATACTGCTCATAGCCACCAACGATTCCTACCGCATAACAGACAGGACATCGGTCTGACGGAATCCCACTTCGATCCACGCACGAACAGGGTCTACCCTGGAAGAGTCTCCTGTAGAGATGGCAATCCACCCCAAATGTCTCAATTGCTTTGGCGTAACGTTCCTCAACCCGCTCATATATCTGAGCGTCTTTGATGATCTGCACGGTTCTTTTTGTCTGTGACGGATCATAGATCGTATCGGATCTCGGCTGATCCGGGTTCGTGGGATTTCTTCGCAAGTACCGTATAGAGCCCATGAGTGCTCACATCTTGTACGCAGCGAAGAACAGACCCTCCGTGGCCTGCCTCCGAGCGATACCGATATAGCCCTGGACCACAGGTCTGATGAGAAGTCTCCCAGGCCCGAGAGCCAGTGCAATTTTGACCCGTTCCCCCTGCTCTTGCCATTGCTGTGCGACTTGCTGCACGAAAGAACTGAGATTACTGAAGTGATCCCACTTCAGACTGATTGTCTGCCCAGAAACATCGAATTCTTGGTCTATTTCTTGTAGCAGCTGTGCCTGCAATCCATACAGCATGGAGACCGTGAGTACCCACGGCTCTGCTATAGGGGGGAGCGTCGTCAGACTGAATCCAGTTACAGGAGGGCGCATATTGAATGCGTTCAGTCCTTGTTTTAGGTACCGTGCCAATTCTTGATCTGAGTACCCCTGGAGTCTATCTGTTGGCTTCTGTGCCTTGTCCATGAGTGCACGTAAATCCGGCAACATCCTGAACAGGACGAGAGGGGCTACCCAGAGCATCTGTATCACAGTACGACTCGGGGCTCCAACAGATAGTGTGTAAGACCACACCAAGAGATAATACGCATCCGACGTGGAGAGGAGTTCCGCCGGAATATCGGCGTAATAGACGCCGACACTCCCAGGGATCCCACTGACAGGTGGCGTGGCCACGACCTTTTCAGACATGTCATACACATTCAACACTGGAGTGCTGAGTGGCTCCACCGGATCAGAACCAACTTTAATCTCAAGATATACTCTTTCTGTTCTGCCTCGCAACGCGAGGACATATTCATCTGTCTTTAGAGATGAGAGTTGGTTTGGGTCTGAGTATTTCGGGTTATCAGCCGTTTTATCAACGACACGGAAATACTCTCTCCATAGGTGATACTCACCATCAATAGTGGCCCCAAACTGTATGTACCATCCGTCACTGATGATGGCATTGAGTGGGCATGTGTACAAATACTGATAAACACCCGTATCTATCCTTGTAGCCACTCCGGCTGCGGTCAGAGTCCCATCTGGGTCATAGACTCCGACACTAGGCTCTGTTGTCGTCACAGGGTACCCATCTGGGTCACGTGGATCCTGGCCTGTAGTCACCAACAGAGACCTCTCAAACGTGTGTTGGCCACCCTGAACTATGATGGCTCTGTTGGTATCTTTATTTTCGTATATCAACCCAGCCTCCTAGATATCCAGATTACTCCGTCCCAGAACAACAGAGTCAACCCCTCATTTGTGTATAGACCCAATTGGAACGGATACAAATACGCGCGTCTGTGTCTTGCTGTCTGTATTGTATCCAATTAGGGCTCCAACTCCCACTTCACTATGCACCCAGCCCAGTTTCGGGTACCATTGTGCGGTCAGTCCAATACCTACACTATCTTTATTCCCATAAACCCCGGTCCCGAACCCGAGTGTGTCCTTCCGGAATCGGAACGGTTCGAACATGACCAGCGCCTCTGCGTTTGATGTCATACCAATATTTATTGTGTTTCTCGTCCTCTGCGATTGGGATGCCATTGATGAATATGTAAAGTGGGAGTTGTCTAGATCCAGCGTCGCTGTACCTATTGTGTTGCCTTCTCTATCCAGTTCCAATAGAGACGCGCTCAAAACACGTAGACCACCATCTTCCGGCTTCTGCCTATAGAGAACCGCATTGATGGAGAACCTCTGAGCGTAGTCGAAACGGATTTCGTTTGGATCACCATAGATATTTGGCACAAGGATATGGAACCTACGGTATTTATCCCACCACTCGAATTGTATGACCCCTGGAGACGGATTTGTCGTGGATGCAGAACCACCCGAAGTATTTCCATGGAGATTGGCCTGTATTCTGGCCACGCCATCGAGTAGGAGGTCGTATTTCTTCTGCATCTTCTTGAGTTCTTCTAAATTCAGTCCGCTTGTCTTCTCAAGCTCCTCCCGAAGCTTGGATTCGTGCGCGAGCTCGGCCCTAACCCGATTCAGCTCCGCGTTTGCACTCTGGAGTTCCTTCTCTTTCTCTGTGAGATGCCCAGAGAGTTGTCTCTCCAAATCTGTGTTCTTTCTGTGGTATATCAGGAGGAGAAGAGTCATACCTAGAAGTAAGACAGAAAGGATCAGGACAGGCCATTTACTTGGGGATTTTACGTATAAAGCGACTTTTTCTTCAGACATTGTTGGCTCCTACTCACAATGTACACTACTCCTGTGGGGGCTTCTCGGAAGCACTCCGGTATTTCCATTCGCCTATATTTCCTCCGGTGTATATGGCTACAGCCCCGCCTGTCCCTAACAGAAAGACATAGTTCACTTCCTTCAAGATGGAGAGAATCTCCTCAGCACTAAATCTTTCTGGGAATGCTGTACGGAGAGCAATGAAAACTAGGAACTCTACAATGGCAGTAGCCCAGATCCTATGTAGGACATATACAGTAAGGACGAACTTTCGCTCTCCTGTTGTTGCCTCTGGAGGGATACCAAACATCCGTCCCAACAGATTGGTTTCGCCACGACGGTACAGAATCCCACCTATGATTGTGACGATAACTAAGATTGTGAGTACTGCCACAATCGTTATATCCATTCTTGCCTTCTCTATAGTTTGATGTCTTTGATCATCCTGGAGACCATCGCTCTGTAAGCTTCCTTTCTCGACCCAGTCTTGGATAACGTAGCCACATATATTGAATCATATACAGACGTCCTGAATTCCCAGTGCCATTCCTCTTTCACATCCACACGCTTCGGGTCGCCCATCCCAGAGACACCACCTACAATGTTGTTCCAACCGAGGCTATACGCAAGTTCCGCGAATGCCGTCTGGTCCATGCCAAGACGTTTCGGGTCTACATCCACATCCACGGCTCTACCGGCTTCATGCGGGCTGAAACCTGGATGCGGGGAATACGCCAATTTACCACGACCACCATTACAGGCCGTGTATGAGGCCAAGAAAGGATATTCTCGAACTAGCGCCTCTCTCTCCTGCAACTTCCCAGTTCCGGTCAGATAATCGTAGTGAGCCTTGGCTTGGTCTTGCTCGTCCCGGAAGGCGTCACTGAGATATAGCTCGCCACCTTTCGCTCTTACCTGGTCCCGCAAGGCATATAGCGCATTTGCAGTGTCCGGGGTCAACCACGAAAGCCTAGAAGGCAGTTTTGCAGTGTAATCATTGTAGATTGACATTACGTCTATCTTGACCAATGCTCCGGGCTTTATTCCAGTAGGATATGTGTCCATTGTATACTCCTAATGTTTACTCACATCTTCAACCCATCGGATGACTTGGTATACCACTTCCAATAGACCTGCCATACCGAGGAGGACTACGGACACCCGTAGAACTACGGCATTCACAATCTTGGACTCTAGATCCTTTATTTCATTACTAATCTTTTCAAGTCCCTCCTTCCCACTACGGTTGATACATTTCTCCAGGTCTCCAACATCAGTATCAAGTGACGATACTGATTCAGATAACGAATCTAGACTATGCTCCAGGTCGGACAGTGCTGGCTGGATGGAAGATAGAATGGACTTGTGGTCCTGAACCAGTGAAGCTATGCTCGCCTGAATATTCCGATTCGCATCCAGTATACGTAGCATCGTCGCGGACACTTCCCGCTGCTGTGTAACAATGTCAGATAGGAGAGACTGGCTCACACTTACATTATTTAGGAGACTTTCTACTAAGCTAATTAGCGCCGTATAGTCCCTCCTATCTGCCATTGCTAGTCCTCACATCTGAGGTTTTATCCGAAGGGCCCAGGTACTATCCCTCACCATGTCAGATATCCGCAACAACATCCACCCTGGATGCTATGAGTTCGGTTCCTTGTACAACCACAACAGGAACGAGACGAACCCTGTATTTCTCAGATAACTTCCTCACTTCATCCGAGAACGCAGAGATCCTATGCTGCTGATCCTTCGCCAGCAGAATCTTCGCTTGCTCGATAGGATCCATCTCAGGTTCTGAAACCGCCACTTGTGCCTCTGTCTGTGTTTCCACATTCACTTTCTCTTCCATGACTACCTCCTAATAAACTCGCAATCAGGCCAACAACACATACAGACAATACACCACATCTACCCACACATTTTACCATCTCCTTATGTAGTCGGGGTGTCAGGTTCCTGATTTGGTTCAGTTTGTTGTGATTCGTTACTACTCCTCTCCTTCGCCCAATTAACCATGGTCTCAGCCAACTGACGTAGCTGATCATCTAGTGCTAGAATTGTATCTGGAGATATCCCAGCCGCTACCATGTCCGCTACCGTGAAATCATAGCGCGTATTGGACTCTGGCCGGTGGTACTGCTGCCCAGCCGCGTTGACTTCTCTGGGCGGCGTGAGCTCCCCAATGGCCTCAAACACTGTACAGGTGGCGCTGTCACGGTGGAGTTGGATTTCTTGGATGTAATACTCTAAAGTTTTGGAAATGGTCGTGCTATTGTACCCCATTTTCGCCTCCTTTTTACCACGTCGTCAGAGCGGCGCGGACCCACGTATTGGTCGCAACGCACACGTAGATATAGCCAGCCGTTATGCGAATTTCGCCTGTAGTCCCAGTGTCCGTTGCGTTGGCCGGAGCAATATTGAGCGCGGAGAGGCGGTATTGCGTTGCAGTCACATTTCCAGTTGCGCTCACACTGGCCTTCACGGCACCAGTAGAATCTCGCACCTGTAATAGGTCAGCCGTTTGGCCAGAGGAGCCTTTGATGATTGCACCGACAGTGCTGGCCGAGCTGGTATCTACCTCTATTTTGGCGGCTGGCATAGTTGTCCCAATGCCGATGTTGCCGTTTGAAGCTACAAGCTGGTCAGTGCCAACTGTCAACCCATTTGCGGGCATTTTAAATGCGCCAACATTACTGACGCTTGAAAATACGTAGCCAGTATTTGACTGCCATTCCTGAAGATTTGCTATTTGTGTACCATCAACAAACGACTGATTCCCTGCACCAGAATTATACAGCATTGTTACTTCGGTATCTGATAAAACTCTATTCCAAACTCCCGCTTCGTCAATCATTCCCTGAAACGGTTGGTAACTACCATAAGCTCCAATGTAGAGGTTTCCGGAATTATTCATCGTTGTGCTTTGCGCGATGGTCAACCGTAAGACACCATCCACATAAAGCCTTCTATTGCTGCCGTCATAGGTGCCTACAATATGGTGCCAAGCGTTAGTCGAAACCGCGTAACCAGCATCGTTGTATCCAACATCATTTATGGCCCAATGTATTTTTGTGCCATCATAGTATAAGTAATATGTATTTGCGTCCTTACTAATGACTCTTTGTGCTGTGTTTGACGTTGTATACATCCACACGGAAACCGATACTTTGGTTGAATTCACCTGCGCGAGAGACGAGCTATTTGGTATGGTTATATTTATCGTACCAGTTCCTGAAAAACTAGCAGCATTACCAATCTTTCCGGCAGTCCAAACTGGTGTAGTCTGCCATGTACCAGTATTGCCGTTTCCAGAAGAATCAGAAGCTGTGGGGCCAGTTGATTCGTCTAATTTCCAATATCCAGCAAGTCCAATAGCTAGGTCAGATGGTGTAGAAGTACCTTGTACAATGATTCCTTTGGTTTCGCTTGTCGACGGCTGGACATGAAGATTAGCAGCTGGCGCGGCAACACCGATTCCTACATTCCCGCCAGAAGGATTGATAAGCACATAACCTTTCGTTACATTCGAAGTAGAATCAAGAGTGAGGTTACCACTGGCTGTGCTGTTGCCGTACAAGGTAAAACCGGCAGCGTCGATGTCGGATGTCCATGGGGTTTGTGGGCTACCGGCAGGAGCCCAGCTCAAAACTCCATCTCCTTCGACATCTGTCAAAACACTTCCTGCAGGACCAAGGGCTGTAGGTAAAGTGAGAGTGTACGTCCCAGATGCAGATGCTGGTTGAATAGTTATCTTACCTGAAGTATCTCCGGACAATGAAAGCACACCCTTGGTTGTACCAGCTAAACCGAGAGATAGCAGCTCTCCTGGTGCCGTCGTCCCGATGCCGACGTTGCCCGTGAGCGTCCAGTTGTTGCCGTCATGCTGCGCCTTGATTGCTCCTGTACCGTTGGCGAGGATGATATTGTTGGTCAACCCTGCAGGGAGCATTGCTACGTTAGCTCCAAGGATGGTATTCCCGGTCCCGTAAATGATCCCTTTGCCGGTGTTGTAGCCCACAGCAGTGTTGTTGCTCGTATTGTTTGGCGTGGCCGTGCCTGTACCTGTGCCTGGCCCTGTCGCGGTGAAGGTTACACCAACAGTGTTTGAGGATGCCCCGATGAGAGTGAAATCAGTCGTACCCAACGTTTTGATTGTGTAGCTGGTGCCGACATGGAAACTGCCTGCCGTCTGAGCGCCACCTAGATCATAGAGGGCTAGGTAACCATCGGCGGTGTTGTTGGAGCCTGTAGTGTTGTAAAAGAGGGCGTACATACCATCGGCGACGTTGTTACTGCCTGTGGTGTTGTTTTGGAGGGCTTGGTAGCCGGTGGCAGTGTTGTTGGCGCCTGTAGTGTTGTAAAAGAGGGCGTACGCACCACTGGCGGTGTTGTCATCGCCTGTAGTGTTC